AATATTAGCCCCATTAACCTCTTTTATGTCAAGATCAGGAAACAACCCTTTAAAATAATCGTAAACCGCATTTTTCAAGTGCCTTGATATGATGTGTGAAGGAATGTGTTCTTCCATCTCACGGTCTATTGAATAATCGTAATACACGGTTTTTGATGGTATTCTATATACAAATAAAGGTTCTCCGTTTTCGTTCATTAGATAAACCGATCCTGGCCATTCACCCCAACCTTTAACATCTTTAGAAATGGTCTTTAAAAACAACTTCTTATACTTCGGATATTCGTCTTCATATTCAGCATCAAAACGATCCCTTCTATAAGTTTCGTTTATTAAATCAAGTTGATGTTGGGTTACAATGATTTTCATATATTGATAAATATTATTAAATTTCTTATTATATTTGTCTTATGGAAAAAATATTATATATAGTTCGTGGAATTCCTGGATCTGGTAAGTCTACATTTGCAAAAACTTTGGGTGGGCAACACTATGAAGCGGATATGTTTTTCATAGATGGGAACGGTGAATATAAATTTGATGGATCAAAAATTAAATTAGCACACAATTGGTGTATGATTCAAACACAAAAAGCGATGGTTGACGATGAACCAAAAATTGTTGTTTCAAACACATTTACTCAAGAGTGGGAAATGGAGACTTATTTCAAATTAGCCGAAGAAAATGGATATAAAGTTTTTACAATTATTGTAGAAAATAGACACGGAGGAGTAAACCAACACGGAGTTCCGGAAGATAAATTACAAATGATGAAAGATAGATTTAGTATAAAATTATGAGTTTTAAAAAATTATTGACAACAGGAAAAGTTTGGATTACCTCAGATACTCACTTTGGTCACAAAAATATTGTAAGAGGAACTACCAATTGGAGAACACAAGATGGTAAAGTACCGGTAGATTCCACTCGTGACTTTCAAACTATTGAACAAATGAATGAACGTTTGATTGATGGTATAAACCACTTTGTTGGACAAGATGATACTTTAATTATGTTGGGTGACGTTTCTTTTGGGGGGTTTGAAAACATTGGAATATTCCTTGACAGATTGGTATGTAAAAACATTCACCTTATTCTTGGAAATCACGATCACCACATTGAAAACAACCGAGGAAATATTCAGAGTAGATTCTTAAGTATAAACCATTACCTGGAGGTTAAAATAAATGATGCGAGTTTTGTAATGTGTCATTATCCACTCCAAAGTTGGCACGGACTTAACAAAGGTGTAATCCATCTTCACGGTCACGTACATTTACCGGAAAATAGAAAATTTGGTAATGGTAGAAGAATGGATGTGGGTGTTGACGGAAACGGTATGGACCCGTATAGTATTGATGATATCATTAAAATGATGAATAAAAGACCTGTAGGGTCAGATATGTCAGGTGACCATCACCTGGATGGATTGGTTGGTGTTGTTGGATAAAATAAAACCCACTTTAAAGGTGGGTTTTTTTATTTGTATTAATTAGTATTTTATCCGTGTGTAAATAAGTTGAAGTCTTCGTCTTCCTCAGCCCTGTTGAATACCGATTGTGGTAATACTCTTTTAGCATCAGATCCACCCAAGTTAATAACCATTAGGTTTGGCATATTTCCAATACAATCAGGTAACATTTGTAAATCTGGGTTATTAACTAACGATAAATATTGTAGGTTTTCTAAACTACAGATCGCCTCAGGTATAGATGCAACACATCCAACGAAATTAATTGCGTTTAGTTGTTTGAATCTTCCAATGTCGTTAGGAATATTTAAAGATATTTTATCTCTTGATGTATTTTTAAATGTAAGTCGTTTAAGAGTTGCCGGTAAAGTTGCAAAGAACTCATCAAATCCGTAAAGTGCGATAAACTTAGATGCTGAATCACTTGGATAATCAATAACAACTTTTTCACCTTTATCTCCTGCCAATGACTTCATAAACTCAGGTTTAAAGAATTGTTTCAATCCTTCCTCATTTGTATTTAAGAATTCAATTAAATTAATTTGTCTGTCATCAGCATCCATAAATTGATTATCAGGGAAATGGAATTGATAACGATTTGCTGGAAGTCCCGAAACTTCACCAGTTTCTTTACCATATGTTTTGAATGATGATGGTGTGTTTGGAATTACAACATATAAAGGTCCTTTACCAATATACCTATCAAACCACTGAAGTCCAGGTGAAGACGTACACCAATTAGTTTCACCTCTTCTTGCCTCATTATGTGATCCACCGTAGAAACAAGCCGCTTCCTTACCTAATGGTCCTTTATCAGATATTTTAGCTACCGTCCAATCTTGACCTCTATAAACGATTTCAGCACCAGGGTGAGCATATGTCTGAGAAGCTTCTTTTTTCTCAGCCGCAGTCGCTTTAGTTTTTTCTAAACTGAAATCTTTAACTTGATCATATAAAGTCTCAGGAGTTAGTTTATTAATATCTCTAAACTCTTGAGGTAATCTATTTTTGAATCTTTCAAACTTTTGAAGGTTTGTTGTCACCTTATATAAATCTTCCATAAACAAATTTTGGAATTCTCTAAGTGCCGATTTATACTGACCTGATTGTGGATCTAATACCATCAAAGGATGGTTTGGCTCCAATTTAGGTGTAACAAAGTTTTTTAATAACCACTGAGCATATTTTCCGATTTTAACCTTCTCCATTTGTTCAGGTTTAGCAGTATCAACATTCATCCCTTCAGGAATTTTTGTGGTTGGGTCAGCAGCAATAAGAGCAAATAAAGTTTCAAATGGCATTATACCTCTTTGACCTTTTTCTTTTGGTTTAACGAACTTATCGAATAATACTTGAAATCTTGAACTTTCAACGATTAAATCTCTTAAAATGTTTGTAAATCTTAACGACATAATATAATTTTATAATAAATATTAGACAAGTATAAAAAATTAATAGTTCATTATCAATATTTCCTCACCCATATTTTGTTTCTCACCTTTTTTAGCGGAAGCGGCTTTTGCAAACTCTTTTTTAACCCAAGTGTATTGGTCTTCAGGAAACCATTCGTGTAGTAATTCAAAGTCGTAATATGATAATGAAAACTTACCTTTAACTCCGTGTAATACATTTGCCAACCTCTCGTGATCTTGTCGGTCAAAGTCGTGGTTGGAGTAATAATTCTCTGTTTTCCAATACGGTGGATCTAAATAAATGTAAGTTGATGGTGAGTCATACTTATTGATTACATCAGAAAAATCCATATTTTCAACATCAGTGATCTTTAAAAAGTGATCAACCCAATCAGGTTTAGATAACTTATCTCTAAATGTAAGGTATTTTGATTTGTATTTTCCTTTAAGGTCAATAAAGTTAGATGTTTCAGGTTTTGATCCACTAAAAACTTGTGTTAGAATATAAACGTATTTGGCCGCCACTTCATAATCGCCAGGTTCTACGCTGAAACCTTCATTAAAAACTTCAGCCTGAAAGCTGATAAATTGTTGTTTGTATATTTCAGGTGTAAGATCCACACCTTGTTTTTGACAATCAATTGAGTTTATCGCCCTTAACAATTCAGTTGGGTTTTGAACACACTTGAATAAATTATAATTTAGTGGGTTAAAGTCGTTATAAACAACTTTATTTAAATTGGGAAATTGTTTTAGATCCATATTGTAGAAACACCAAAACATTCCCCCAAAGGTCTCTAAATAGACCTCCATATTTTTATCGTAAAATGGAACAATCCATTTGCCAATTTTACTCTTACCCCCGATATAGCTCAACATGATATAATTATAGTTTTTTTATTATTTATTTTCAACTGAATAGTAATTAAATTATAGGTATGGAAGAACAAAAAGCAACAGAAGTTAAGTGTAAAGCTTGTGAAGATAGTAGACAAGTTAAAAATACCCAAACATTTGTTTTAGTATTTGGTGGTATTTTTACTTTTTTCGCAATCTATGGATTAGTTTCAGCAATTAAAGATTTTATTAATATTTTTTAATCTCTGTCAAATTTAACAAACTGATTAACAATTAGGTCACCAACTGTGTCTAATTTGAACCCTTTGGACTTAACTCTTAAGGGTTTTGATGTATCAATATGTTTTGGTAATTTAATGTTTAATGTCCCCTCTGGATGAGGAATTGTGATATTTCCCATTTTTAAATCTTCCAAGTTGAAGTATGCATCATAAATAAGATGGTTATCCACTTTATTAAACCCATTTTGTGGTTTAAGATCAATTCTAACAACCAAATCACCATATATACCATTTCTAAAATCCCCCATCCCTTGAAGTCTTAAAAATTGTCCGTTATCAATTCCATGTGGTAATGAAATATCCAAAATTTTCATCTCCGGTTTGGATCCAGCACCACCACACATAAAACATGGATTAATTAAAAATGAACCAGTACCGTGACAACCATCACAGGCCATTTGTATTAATTGAACAAACATTCCTGAACCAACTTGTTTTACAACATTTCCTGATCCACCACAAGTTTGACATGTCTTTTTATCCCCACCTGAACCATTGCATGGATCACACACAACTTGTCTTTTATATGTTAAGGTATGTTTTCCACCATTAAAAGAATTTAATGTCCCAATATTAATGGTAATGTTTGATGTATGAGTTGGTCTTTGTTGTGTTTTTGTTCTTTGGTTAAAAACATTATTAAACATCTCATTCATATTAAAACTACCCCCAAATGGATTTTTTCTTTGATTGTCGTATTGTTTTCTTTTCTGATCGTCACCCAAAATATCATAGGCGGTTGAAATCTTTTTGAACGACTCCTCATTCCCGCCGGCATCAGGATGATTTTCTTTCGCTAATTTTCTATATTTTTTTTTAATTTCTTCTTGAGTTGCGGTTTCATCTAAACCCAAAACATCATAAAAATTCTCATTATTCATTTATTAAGATATAATATTATTATTGGTAATATGAACTATATTGTAGTATTGTTTAAAAATAAGGAAAGAAAAAAAATAATAAATAAGTTTAAGACTTTCGATCGAGCACAAGATTTTTTCAATAAAAAAATAGAAGAAAACAAAAATGTTTTATTTGAAAAACAAGTGGAAAACGCAAACGATTGTAATTTTGAACTATGTTTACTTCAAAAAAAAGATTCCAATTTTGATAACCTATATGTTAGAGATAATTTAGGTAGACAAGTAAAAATTGAAACAGATGATCCCGAATATAAAATAATTAATGTTTCAAATTATAAAGTTGAAGAGTTGGTTTTTGATATTTCAGAAAACAAAAAAATCACAATAAAAGAGTTTATTAAAAAATATTTACCAAAAACTTCAATAAAACTCCTGTCAAGATTAAATAATAAAATTGTGGTCCAAAATGATGATAAGGTTAATTTATTTTCTTTGAAAAATGAATATGAATCAAAAAGGTTTTTAGAATCGTTAAACGATTACTTTTTTATGGAAAATAGAATTGATTCAATATTTGTTATTGACGCATCAAAAGAACAAAAAAAATATTTGTATGATATTTTATCAAAGATGGGAATTGATAAACAACTACTTTACAGAAGATCTACCACCTTTAAACCAAGATAATAACTTATCTTTTAATGTTAATTTTTTAACAGGTTCAATGGGGGGAATAATTTCTTTAGTCAATTCATTTGAAATCTCTTCGTCAATAAAGACATGTTCAACTCCAGAAATATCAACAGAGAATTTTTTAAACTGATTGTCTATTTTTCTAAAATTATCTTGGACTTTTTTGAAATCAACCCTATTTAGTTCGTAAACACATATAACTTTTCCGTCAGGAAAAAGTGTTTGGAGTCCGTCAGTAATAAGAGCTAGATTTTCTAAGACCCCATCATTACTTTTTTTATTCTCTTCCATAAAGTCAATCTTTCTTTTTGTTTAACTATGTTTTCTTTTTTAAGATCTTTAATTGACTCAATTAATTTTTTCTTTTCGTTTTCAAGTTCAATTCTATCTTTTTCAAGCTCACTTTTAAGCCAATTAATCGATTGTTCTCCTCGTGTCGACAATTTCTTCTCCATCTTCTAATTTTTCTTCTTGTTCTAAAATATCAAATTTTAATAATTGTAAATTTTCAAGATTTTCTTTTTCAAATATTTTTTTGAGTTCATCAATTTTTTGTTTCAAAAGTCTTTCTTTCATTTCAATTTCTTTATTGTAATGAATGATATTTTTAATATTTTCAACAGTAGTGTTCAATACTTTTTCATCAAATTCACACACAAATGAAAAAAATCTAGTGTTTTCAGTGACTTTTTGATTTTCAACAATTTTATCTTCTTGGACAAATCTTTTTGGTATCTTCCAACTAATTGGAAATTCAATATCAATTGATAGATATGTTTTTAATTTTCTTACGGAAACTAAATATTCGAAAATACTTTTTAGTTCATTATACATTTTATAGGATTTTTGTAATAAAATATGTTATAAGATACGAAATGAAAAAATAGTTGGATATTTTTTCCCGAAGACCATAAATGATCTTTTTGGGTTCATCACTAAATATGTTTTTAATAACATTAATTGTTTGATTAACAACAAATACTATTGATAAAACAAAAATAAATTTAAAAAAAATATCCAAACTAATCATAATCATTTTTTTCTTTCTTCTAAAATTTCAGTTCTTAGTTGTTGCAAAATTGTTTTCAAGTCTTGTGATGTTTTTCTTGCTCTAGTTCCTGCACTGTTGTTTCCATCATAAAACTTAGTGACATCAATACTCAATTGCTCAGTAAGTTCTTTAATCTTTTCTAATGTATCCATTTTCTTAAAAAATTATAGTTTATTTAGTATAAAATAATATGTAATCTCCACATTGTAAAGATTATCTAATTAAATTTTTATCTAACGATTTATATATATTATAAATTAAATCCAAATCAACTTGTGTAAAAGCTTTTTCTCTGTTGAATAGGTCGTTGAAGAAAATGTCAATAGAGTTTTTAATGTCTTCACTATTTTGATTGTAATATATCTCACTGAATAGTGATAAAAAATAATCGTAGTGCTCTCCCTCTAACGTAAAATTGATGTTTTCTTTTTTAAAGTTTTTTATTGTTTTTTTCCAACACCAATCGAAATGTTTTTGATTGTCTTCATCCGTCATTTCAATATTTGTTTCGTTTTTATTATTTAACGATCCCAAATATGTAGTTTTGATCAACAAGAAAATACTATATGAAAAATCATAATATAACTCCATTTTTTCAGGAATTATATAATTTGATCTGAACCAAGTGTCAACTTGTTCAGGATCAATATTTTTTGTAATGTAATTAAAAAAATTTGTCATAGTAGGTAAACTATGAAAAAATTATAGGTTAAGACCCAATAATGTAAATTATTGAGTCTTTCTATTATAAGACATTAAATTATTGATTCTATCAAATTCTTCGTTAAGTTTTTCTACTTTTTTAAGGTCTGTAGATTCATCAACTTTATTCAATATTGATTGAGATGTTTTTTTACCTTTTTTTGACTTTAATGAACCTCTTTCTGTATGTTCACCAGCCTGATCAACAGGTTGTGGTTGTCTCTTATATGAAGCACTCATTTGTTCTTGACCATAAAGATTGTCTTTAAAGTTTTTGAAGAATTTCTCACCAACATCACTTGGAACTACGTTACCCAATGCGTTTCCATCATCATCAACTTGAGCGTTTCCTGTTGTTCTATGACCTTTTAGATGTTTTTCAATGTTCTTATCATTAGGTTTAATTTCATCGTAAACCAAGTTAGTTTGTCCAGGATAAGAAAATGCCTCAATATATTCGTCAACAGCATCTGATGGTGTATATTTTTTTCTATTTCCTTTTTTCATTCCCCCATTTTCAGTTGGGAATTTTTGAGTTTCTTTCATTTCATATTTTGATCCAGAATCAGAAGCTCCTTTCAAATAATCAGTCATCTTTTTAGCAACACTTTTTAAATAATCGTCATTTTCTTTTTTGTCTGCTTTATGTGCTCTTTCGTATTCTCTGTAACCTTTTGGTTCTTTAACTTTAAATTTTGTTTCTTCTTTAACTAATTTTTCAATAATATCGATCAAGTCAGATTCGGTATATAAAATTGATTCTTTAACTTTTGCTTTACCTTTTCCTTTCCACCCTTGTTTTGCTCTTTTAGCAAAATAAAGTTGACTCATTTTTGTACGATCCGCATGAGGCACTTTTTTTCCCGATTCTTTAGTTCTATCGTTTTTATCCTTTTGTTTTTTAATCGCCGCGTTCAACTCTTCAATTGACATGTCAGAATATTCTCCTGTGTGTTCCACTTCAACATCTCCTTCCCATTTTTCCGTGACCTCATATTTTTTTCCGTCAACTTCAAAAGAATCGTCTCCTTGTTTTTTTGCCCTTGCTAAGGCTCCTGTAAAAGCATTACCTTCATAAGTTTCTTCTTTTTCAAACTCAATTTCATAAAGTTGTTCTTCTTCATTTTGTTGTTTTCTTAACATTTCGAAATCTTCAGAATCCAATTTTCCATTTTTATTTTTATCAAGTTTGTTTTGTTTTCCGTATAATTTTTCTTTCATTTCATATGAAGAACCACATTCCATACATTCAGATTCATCAACTTCCAATTCAAATTCAAACTCATCATCATCTTTTCCCATATCATCCTTGATATCACCCAAAAGATCTTCAATATCTTCCATAGAAACTTTAGATTTGTTCTTACGTTCCATAACTTCTCCATAACCTTTTCCACACTCCATACATTCACCTTCGTACATTTCTCCACCACATTCACAAGTTTCTCCTTCTTGGACATAATCAAAAGACTCTCCAGCAGGATTAAAAGGTACTTCTTTATTGTAATTCAATTGGTTCAAAATTGATTCACTTTTTTCGTTGATGTTTTCTCTTAAGATTTTTTTAAATCTTGATACAATATATTCTTCTTTATTCATTTCTAATTGTTTTCTAATAAATATCTTTATCTTTGCGTTTTTATTATTTCTTCAAATATAAGATCAGAAATATATTCTTTATTCAATTTATATTTTACTGACACATTTTCAATTGCTTTTTGTACTTGTTCACTTTCAAATATTTTCAAAGCATTTATATCTCCTTGATTACAATATGGAAACTTTTTACACTTCTTTTTTACTTGAACAAACTTTCCTCCCTTATATAAAGGTTTAGCGTAACCTCTAAAATCTTTTTTCTTCAAGGATTTAGCCCATATAGCCGGTTGTGAATATTGACCTGAAGATGCTGAAGTTGTTGCTTCTTTAGTTTCAGTTTTTTTTAGTTCAGAATCTTCAACTTCTAAACTTTCCCTAACGGTTTTTATACCTTTTGTAATATCCCCCTTTGTTGTAGAAAATAATGGCATAGAATACCCACCTGCGGATGCCGCACCTGTTGACTCAGTATTTTCTTCTTTTTTTGGATTTTTTTCATCCAAAATTGATTGTAAAAATTTCTTTATATCATCAGGGTTTTTCAAATAATCTTTGATTTTTGTTCTTATCTGATTATTAGAAAGTTTTTTATTCCTTATTAAACGATAAACTTCAATAATATCATTTTGATTTTTTAAAAAATTCAAATATCGTGGTGTTTTTTCTTCTTTCACTTCAGCCTTCTCAATACTTTTAACGACATTTCTTCTTAACTCTGGTTGACCAGCTAAAGCACTTGTCATGGCCGATTTTAATTTTTCTGTTACATTTGAGTCCATTATATACTTTTGAATTTTTGTTCCCAAAATCCTCTCTGTTGATACATAACAGTAAAATATTCTTGGAAAGATTTTATGACTATGTCTTTAACGTCTCTTTTTAACCCACCCTTTTGTAAATCTTGAGAAATTTTATCTAACAATTTTTTTTCAAATTGTTTAGAAGTGCTTGAATCAAAAAAGTCTTTAATTTCCTTTCGAATCAATACTTCAATTTCTTTTTTTTCTGTAGATGAAAATGCCATTATTTAAAAATTGCTATGTAGGTTAATGGAGCGATAATTACTGCCGAAATTATATTAAATAAAACGTTTTTTGTTTTAATTCTTTTGTTTTCTTTTTTTAAATCAAGATTTTCTTCTTCATAAATCTTAATTTTTTCGTTTTTTTCTGAAATAATAACTCTATTCAAAGAGTCTTCTGACATCCAAGCTTTATTTTCTTTTTGAAGAAATAAAATTTTATTATTTAACTGAGTTATTTCTTTTTTATCTAATTGTGATAATTCTTTTAACTTATCATAATCGTTTAGATCTATAAGAATTTTTTGAACAACAGAATATGGAATACACATTTTTGATGTATCTGAATTTGAATTATTGTTTTTTTGAGAAAAACCATTTATCCCAACTAACATGATAACAAGAAGTGAAAATATTTTTTTCATATTTAAAATTTATATCTTTTTCTTAATAAACTATCAATTTTTTTCTTATCTGCACTTTTAATTTCTTCCTCTTTAATGGTGTAATAATTATTAATTTGATTTTTTTCTATTTTTATATTTGAAATTTTGGTGTCAATATCTTTTATTTTCATTTTATAAGATATTATCGAATCTTTAAGGTCTTTTTGAAGTTTTTTAATTTCTTCGGTTTTTTTATCAATTTGTTCTAACTTATATTTGTTCAAATCGCTATGATCAGGTAATGGTGTAAAAACACGAATTAATAAATAAACAAAAATCACCCCCAATATTGTGAGAGTGATTGTTTTCCAATTATATGTTAAAAATTGTTTCATACGTCTTCTTGTCTTGATGAGACTATTTTACCCCATTTTGCTTTAAATTTCTCATAATAAGATTGTAATTTCCCAATCATTTCTAAATATTGTTGATCAATTTTAACCATTTGTCCGTTCACATAAATCCCATTTGGTTCATTTATTGTGTAGAAGAACTCCAAATCTAGTTCCAATATTTTTCCACTCCATTCAACATTTTCAGGAAAAACATTTAATTTTCCAAAATCAACTAACTCAGCAACTTGATTTCTAAACTCGTCAACGCTTTCGACAAACGCGTTTTTTTCATCTGTGGTTAATTGTGTATCAGATTTTGTTTTTCCGTGTAATACGATGATGTTTCCTTGAACTCTAAACGCTTTTTGTTTGTCTCTTGGTGTTCCAATATCATCAGAGTCTTTTGGTTCTGAATTTTTACCCTCTTCTTTTTTAATGTCAATGTTCAAATCAACCTCATCTTCATTTTGTTCTAACAATAAACCATATTGTTTTCTAATTTCAGTCTTGGAACTTTCATTGATCTTACCATTAAGAGCCTTTCTTGAGGCTTCAATCAATTTTTTTATTTCGTCGTAATTATTCATTTTTTAATAAGTTATTAAATCTTTCAAAATCAAATGCCGGACTTATGTCTGTGGCATATTCATCAAAGTTGGATCTTGTTATAATACCCAAAAAGGTTTCCGATCCTTTTACTTTGGTATTATGTCCGATAAACTTTGAATTTATGTTATGTTTTTTTGACAACTTATTACAAAGTTTTGCAGTATTTTCCAACTGAATCTCCGTATACGGATGCCAAAAAAAATAATCCCTCCACTTTCTATCTACAACTTTTTCTTTATAAATATTGCCGATCCAGTTTATGTGATGATTTTTTAATGGTTCTTTTTCTAACCAACCCAAATTTTCTAATGAAATTACTATTGATTTGTAATTTATTGTGATGTTATTAAAATAATTACCATTAACGTTGTCATCCAAAAGTTGAATGACTTTCCCATCTTGACCCACAATATAATGTGGTAATTTTTGTGGTTTTCCATTGTATCTAGTTTTTAAAGATACAACATAGTCGAACAAACTTCTTGACGTATGAACCAAGACAATTTGTTTTTTATTATCAATTTTAGAAAAATTTGTATCAAATAATTGTTTAATTATTTTCATATTTTATTTTTTATAAGATAATACCCTCCTATTAGATTCTTCATTTTTTTTGTCTAGTTTGACTTTGTCCATCATATACCCTTCTTGATCTAAAATGTCACCATTTTCTTTAACATAATAGTTTACAGGAACTTCAACAATCTTTTCAATCTCCTTAATCACTTCAACAGGAACTTCAACAATTTTTTCAACCTCCTTAATTACTTCAACAGGTATTTCTCTAACTATCTCAACCATTCTATCTACGGGGACTTCCCTAACTACCTCAACAATTCTATCCACAGGAATCTCAACAATCCTTTCAACCTCCTTAATTACTTCAACAGGAACTTCAACAATTCTATCCACTTCAACAGGAACTTCAACAATTTTTTCAATTATTTCAGTCTCAACTTGGGGGGTGACTTGGGGGGTGACTTGAGGGGTGACTTGGGGGGTAGAATTTGCAAAATAACTTTCAGGAATCTCAACTTCGTCTTCTTCAAAAATTTCTTTAATAACAGGTTTGATTTCATCGTCCTCTTCTTTTCTTCTATATTTTTTAAATGCTTGATTTGTTGATATAACAAGAGCAATTGCCAAGGGATCAAAAACAAATATTAAAGTTAAAATAAAAAAGTTTGCAGTTTTTTTAACCTCCCATCCCGTGATTTCACTTAGATATTTAATCGCCCCCAATTCTCCCGATTCAATTTCTTTAGATGATATATCCAAAATTTGAATGTCCAAGTTTGTTATACTATCGTTTAAATTATCAATTTTTTTACTTAAAGTGTCCCTTGATTGTTGAGCAATACTTAATTGTTGTTGAAATGCCTTCCTATTTTCATTGTTCGCCTTTGTAACAACTTGTCCTGATCTTCTATCAACAGTTTGAGTTGTTGTGCTTGTTGAAAGGGCTGTTCTTAAACTTGTGATGTCCTTATCCAATCCCTTTTTTTCTTTTTGAAATTCTTTTTTAATTTCCTCAAACCTTTGTTTTTTTACTTCAACATTTTTAATTTTTTTGTTATTGATCTCAAGACCAGCAATACTCTTTTGAAACCCTGTGGCCAAAAGTCCATAAATACCAATTGAAGTTAAAATCGATAAAGTCACAAGAGCCATGGTTAAATACAACTTTAACACACCATATACCTTGTTCCAACTATCGTGAAGATAAGTCGCAATTGATATTTTAGAGATCTCCAAAAAAGATCCCATAATGATTACAGGTATTGAAACTCCTGAAAATATAATTGAAAGTCCGTATACACTATAATATGCTGCCGTTCCCGATAGTCCAAGTGCACAAAACAATAATAACCAAGGTAAAAATTTGCTATTCATGTTTTAAAGTTTATTCTATAAATATTTATTATAAACAATTTATATGTCTTTACTTAGAGAATCAATTAAAAAACAATTATTAATCGAAAAAACTATTGCTCAAATAGTGTCAAATATTGAAGTATCGTTTAATTTAGAAGTAGATCGTGGTCTTCATGCGTTCAATAGAAAAAATAGAAAAGAATTAGAAGGTCAAGGTTTCAAACTAACAGGCAAACACTCATATGAATATAATCAAAGAGAAATTAGTAATTCAGAAATTAAAGAGGTATTGAATTTAGCAAAAAAAGAAATTGCAGAAAAAATAGTCGAAAGAGAAATTAATGACGGAACTGAATTTGTGGTAAAATCTTTGAAATGGGAGTTGGCTCTTGCGATTGGTGCTGAATTTCAAGGGGGGACTTACTGGATATTGAAAGTATATACTGTTTTTAGAGAATCATTAGATAACCCGTTTAAAGTTGGTAAAGATCAATTAGTTATTTGGGTATAAAAAAATAAAACCCCCACCGATATCAGTGGGGGAGTGTAGTTTCATCTCACCATATAGATAAGATTGAGGATTTTCACCTTGAGAACCTCGTGTCTCATTCCGCCGAGTTGTTAGGGTAATCTCGGTTCAACCCTTTTTTTTTTTGGTCCGATTCTAAAAATTCAAACCCGACAAACTTAATTGATTATATCTATCGTCGTTTGTTATACAAAGATAATACAAATATTTAATTTGCCAAAACTTTTTTAGAAATAATCAAACAATTCTGAAGAATCATTTCTAAGTCTTCGAAGAGCCTTTTCTTTAATCTGACGAACACGTTCTTTAGTCAATCCAAAATCAGATCCAATGTCTTCCAATGTTCTTGGTGTTCCTGTTAATCCAAAGTAATCACCAACAATTGATCTCTCCCTATCATCCAAAACATCCAAAAGTTTTAGTAATTTGTCTTTTAAAATGTCTTTTGTGTCAAATATCGCATCAGGTAATTCAGCATCTTTATTTGCAATCATATCCAATAACGTATCTCCGTCTTCATTGATATTCATATCTAAGTCTATCATTGAGGGTAATGAAGCAAACTTATCCTCAAGTTTCTTTCCGGTCTGTTCAACCTCTTTCTTTGCCTTATGAAGATCCTGAACCACATTGACTGGAAGACGAATTGTTCTTGAATTATCATTTAAAGATTGGATTATAGATTGTTTTACCCACCAAACCGCATATGATATAAATCTCAAATCTTTGTTCCAATCAAAGTTTTTAATCGCCTTCATTAAACCCAAATTTCCTTCAGCAATCAAGTCTGATAAATCCAAACCTTGATTTTGATATTGTTTTGCCACCGTAATTACAAAACGAAGGTTTCCCGTTAAAAGTTCTTCTTCAATTCTTTGTTTTTGGGTTAATTCTAAATCATCAGACTTCATAATTTTCGCCAACTCTCGTTCTCTTTCTGCGGTCATTACCTTAATTTTTCTAATGTCTTTAAGGTAGTGCGAAATTTCCTCCTGATTAATTGGAGATCCTGTGTTTTTTTGTTTCATATATGTTTATTAAAGTGATTTTGAATACTCGTCTAATTTTTTTCTTTCCAATTCTGATAATGATTCCATACCTTCACTACCAATTTTATCAAGTAGTTCGTCAAGTGTCATATCACAAATTTCAGGCCGTTTGAAATTCATAATAAGATCTGCAATATCAAAAAATGGTTCGTTGTTTCCAAGATTTTTTGTTCTTAATTTTGGTGGCTCTGGGTTTTGTTTTTTTGGTTTTACTGTTCTCAACGACATTAAATGATCAAGGTTGTCTTTCTCGAAATTTGATGCGTAGTCTTTTGATTTTTTGATGACAACATATTCAAAACCAGAAACTTCCTCTGAAATAAAAAACAATATGTCTGAAACATCTTGAAAATCTCCTTTGTATGCAAAATGGAAAATTGAATGTTTTTCACCAAACATAAATTTGACTTGACCACTTGTCATGTGTTCTGCTAGTTTGGTTCCGATTTCTTGGGTTTTTTCTTCTGCATTTTCTACTGTGTTGTCAAAATAAGTAAAAAGTAAGTAATTCATTTTTTCGTGTTTTAGATTGTTCTACAAATATAAGAATAAAGTTGGGATTTGTTTCAATTAGTTATCAAAATATTCACAAAAAAAATCAGGTAAATAAGTATTCTCTAATGATTTTTGAGAAAAAACTAACCTTCCTCCAACTTTGAACCCTAAATCATCCCAATCCACGGAGTTTAAATCATTAACCACTTGTTCAATATTAATTTTTTTCTTAGGAAAAATTGCAAGAACGGATCCGTCATAATTTTTACAATCATTAGTAAAAAAAGGATTATTATCTCTTGTTTTACAATTAACATAAATCCTTTCTGAATTACTCTCATAATATCCTCTACCCCATTTCCACCAATTTGTGTCATCAAATTTTTTTATTTTTCGAGTTAATAATTTTTCTTTATTTTGAGTCAAATGGTTGTTTATTACTTCATAATACATAGTTTTCAATTCTCCAGTTTTTTTGGTGAATGAACAAACAAAATTTTTATTACCCAAATCATTCGTAAATATATCATCAGCCCCACTAACCGCACCCACTTTAACAAAAAAAAGGTCATTAAATTTAACAGTAAAATTATTATCAGTGAATAATACTTGTCCGTTTCTAATTATGAAGTTTTTTTCACCATTTGACGTGTTAGTTTTTCTTGTGAAATTATTTTTTTCAAATCTCCAAATAACAACATTCGGGGAGTATCCCTTAAAAAGATTTTTATCTCCGTATTCATACCAATCTGTGATTGTACCGTATTCATACAATGTATTATTCAATTTTATCGATGAGGTTTGTTTTATAAATTCTCTTGGGGTTATAAAAATAATTTCACCATTATCTGTTAAATGATCAATACATTTTCTAACAAAATAAATAAAAAGATTTGTTCTATTATCAAAACCATTTAATGTTTCTATATTTTGAATTTTACTAATAGTATCTGGTAATATGTTTTTAAAGGCAACATAAGGCGGGTTTCCTATTATGGTATCAAACTTTGATTCTAATGGTAGATCAAAAAAATCCATAATAACATTGTCATCATTACTATAAATTTCGTCAATTTCTATTGACATAGATTCTCTGTTTGGGATTAACTTTAATTTTTTAGTGAAGGCACCATCACCAGAACTCGGTTCTAAAATATTACCTTGGTTTTTTGATAGATTAATCATTAAATCCACAATGTTATCGGGGGTGAATACCTGACCAAAATTTTTTACTTTATCCATATTAATAAATATCAATCAAATTAAAAATATGTAAACTTAGTTTACATAATTTAAATACAAACCTGTTTTATTTTTTTGATTCATTCTAAAATAATCACCAGTAAAGATTATTTGATTATTCATCACTTTTTCTGAGAAAATATTTTGATCACTTGGTAATGATTTAACATTACCATTAACCTCCATAAGAACTAAGTTCTCATTTTTTTCAACACCATTTTTGTATATAAAAATAATCAACTCTTTAATCCATTTATCCCAAACCAAAAGATTATTTTCTAAAACATTATTAATAATCTCATCGATCTTTTCGGTTTCAATTTTTTTATCGGGGAATAATGAAATTAAAAACACGGATAAAAGTTTTTTAACATTTTCTATGGTTGAATTTTCGAATTGTTTGTTCCAATGGTTTTCAACATAGTTTTTATTAACTAACTGTACAGTATTAACTGAATTATATACGTTAGGTTGGAACCCGATTTCTTCACAAATTTTTATGAGTTTTTTGTTTAAGTCCTTACCTGTGATTTCGGAGAATATTCTTGGTTTAGTATCTTTTAAATTGTATTTTTTTTCACCAATCAATATGTCATTTTGTGTTGGTCTTGTTATTTGTGGTGAAGATAAAATTAACATTAATTCTCCTTCACCACATGCCGCGTTTGGTGTTCCTAATCCAATAGGTCTGCATTGGAATAGTTCTTTCATAAAAGGTAGATATTTTTCATCAACCAAACTATCGCACCAATTTCCACCATCAATAAAATCTAAAGAACTAAAGATATTATCATTCTCAGCATCCTCTATAAAATCCAAAATCAAATCATCATCAATGCTGAGGTATGATGCCAAACCTAAAATCGCTTGTAGGATTGATTTTTCCGCCTTTTCGTCTTTAGATATTTTTTTTGAGATGTAGTTGGTTAAAATTGTTTTCATAAGACAAAACTAAGAAAAATATTTCAATCTACAAAACTTTTGACAAATTATTTTCTTTTTTAATTTTCACCACATGGTCACCCCAAGTTGACACAATACTATTATGACTAATAACAAAGATCTTTTCAAAGTAATCTTTAATCTTAGTGAAGAACTCATAGACCATTTCTAAGTTGTCATTGGCGATTTTTCCAAACACCTCATCGAGAACTACCAAATTTGGTTTTGGCAAACTTGCGATCTTAGTAAGAACTGATCTCAAAGCTAAAGATGAAATTGTTTTTTCAAATCCTGATCCTGAAGTCATTAATTTCTCAATACCACTAGCATTATCAGTCATAATAAACTCAACCTCATTTTTATCATTAATTCTAATTTCCAATTTGAAATGACAAGAATCTTCCATAAGTCTTTGTAGTTCAGAATTAATTAGAGGCATCATAGTTTTCATAATCATTTTTGAAATACCATTTTTACCATAAAGTTCTAAATAGATCTTAAAGATTTTTTCTTTCTCTTCTTCCTCTTTGATTTTAACAATCATTTTTTTGTTGTTATCAATCTTTTCGTCAAGTGATTTAATTGATCCCTCGTTTGTTAGAATTGAATTACTGATCGTTCTTCTTTGAAGTTCCAATTCATCCAATCTAACGTCAGCTTTGATCAACAATGAATCAATCTTTTGGTTTTCAGAAATCTTATCTTGTATTTCTTCCCAACGTTTAATCTTATCGTTTAAAGAACCGATCTTTAAATCACAACTTTCAACAGATATTTCATATTTTTCTTTAACCAACTTATTTTTTTCATATTCATCAAATTCTCTTTTGAGTTTCACAAAACTTTGTTCTTTGTTGGATAAATCCGTCATAAGTGTTGTTTTTGTGTTTTTTTGCACAATAAGTCCATCTAATTCTGCAATTTTCGAATTTGTGATTGTTGCGTTCATCAACTCAATCCCACAGTGTTCACATTTAATTCCACCCTCAACTGAAGACTTTAATTTGTTGATTGATGCGATTTCAGTGTCAATTTGAATAACCTCTTTATAAACATTATTATATTGTTCTTTAATCTCATCATGTTTATCCTCATGGTAAAACTCAGATGGTTCAACGACTTTAATTTCAGATATTTTTATTAAATAACCTGATTTCTCACGTTCAATTTCTTTTATTTCATCTTTGGTTTTATCAGGATTTAATAAACTTAATTCTTGATCAATATTGGTATTTTTTCTTTTTAACATATCATCACGATATGTTTTTCCTTTTACAATCGCTTCATCAACTTCAGATAAACTTTTTTTGCTTTCCGCAATTGTAGTCTTTAATTCTATGATCGAAGTTTGGTGTGTTTCAATATCACTTTTTAATTGTTCTGAAGAATATATGTTTGAAATTTTTTGTTTTGAGAACTCAGAGTATATTTCTTTTGCAACTTCTTCTTTTCTTTTCAAAAACTCAAGTCCCATAAATCTTGATAATACCTGACCTCTTGCCGTTGGTTTTGATTCCAATAAATCTTCAAGGTTTGATCCTGTTGTAAGAATTGTCATTAAAAAGTCCTCTTTTGTTCCAATTGAATTTTTAATGAAGGCCTCGGTTTCTCTTCTTTGTTCTCCCGTAAAATTTAATAAAGACCCATCAGATAATTTTTTAAAGAAGTCCAATTCGGTTTTGACATTCCATTCACCCTTTTTGGACATTTTTCTTTCGATGTTTCTAACAATAATATAATCTTCACCATCAATTGTGATTTCACCTTTAACATGAACTTTGTCTTTGTTTGAAAATCGGTTAAATATTTCTTCGGCCTTTGTTGTCTTTGTTGTTTCGTTAAAAAACAAAAACATTAAAAGATCCACCGTTAATACGGTTTTTCCACCGAAATTAGGAGGATCAGATTCAACCACCACAATTCCATTTAACTTATCAAAATCTAATCTTTGATTTTCACCGTATGATAAAAAGTTTGAAAACTCAATATTTCGAATATACCATTTCTTAAATTGTGCTGAAGTTTCTTCATCACCAGACATTTTATTTTCAACCATTCTGTTGATGTTTAACACATCATCACTTTTGTCTTCATGTCCTTTTGATTTAAGGTAATTGGTAATAAGATCAAGTTGGTATTGTGTGTCAGTAATATTCACCGACACATCAATACTTTGTGTTGTTTCAGTTTCAACATTCTTTGCCTTTGTTAAAACATTAACGTTTGTTGTGTTATACTTTTTTGAAAAATAATGTTTAACACTTTTAAGTTTGTCTTGTGTAAAATTTTCTGGTAAATCTTCCCATACGACTTGTATCGTCGGGTTTTCAAACTTTGAAAAGTCTAAATCTTTTATCATTATGTTGTAATTAAATAATTTTGGTGGATTGAATAAATCCATATCAATCTTTATTGGTTCTCGGATGTTTCTTCTTCTTCAAAAACCTCATCAAATTCTTTATTGATTTTTGCCGACTCTTCTTCGTTTGGTGTGAATTTAAATGCGTGTTCAACAACTCTATCTTCAACAATTTCAAAATTCATTTCTTGATCTCCAACTTGAGCTGTTAACTCTTGGTCTTCTTTCATTTTTTCCATTTGTTGTTGTATCAAAGTGTCAAATGCTTTTTGCATTGCTGATTTTTTTTGTGACAATCTTAAATTTCTTGCCGCTACTTTTGCTCTGTGTTTTTTTGCTGCTTTCCCCATTTTTATTTATTATTAAAATTATTAAATTCTTCTGATCCTTCTACATTTGCAGGATATTCATCTCTCATTTCTTCAATTTCGTCGCTTACAACAATTTGTATTGGTTGTGGAAAAATCTGATCCATTCCAACTCCGAGATTTACTTCGATAACTTTTTTTGTTTCCATTTATTTATTTTTAATTATTACTAGGTCTATTTTCTTCAAACCATTCTATTACACCATTTATCGCCCATACCGCTCCTGAAGCTAAAAAAGCATCAAAGAACCAAGATGCCCAAGGAGTAACTTCCAATATTTGGTATGTTGGTGAGTAAATTGTAATGGATAAGAACCATCCACAATGAAACCCAAAACACATCATACATTTAATCATATTAGATATAAAAACCCAAACACCATTAAATGCTGTCCATTCATTTTCCGCCCATTTATTAATTTTATTTCTCGGTCCGTTAAAAATACTTCCGTAAACAACAATGTTACTTAATCCGTAAGCAATAATAATCCATAGTATCAATTGTGTCATAATTTTCTATTTTTTTTTAAATTATCTTCAGCCCATAACGGTTGAAGGTTTGTATAGTGATTTAGTTTAAATAGTTCTTCTTCAGTCTTAGCCTCGCAGAGTGGTATAATATGGTCTAAATGCCAATCACCATAATTATCCCAATTCATATTTTCAGTAAACTTATTAGAAATATAAGTTTTGAATTCTTCATAATCAAGACCCACAATTTCTTTGGTTTTTTTACCAATATGGTTTCCTTTCATGTAATCCCTGATTCTTTCTCTTAATCTCCTTTTCATTCTAAAAAAACCATCAGTTTTTAATTTATTTTTTCTCCACTCATCGTTTTTTTTTCTTTCTTTTTCTTTGTTTTTAAAATAATATTCTCTTCTTTTTTTTCTTTCTTCTTCGATGTTCTTAAGATAATATTTCCTACATGATTCATTAAATTTATCTCTCCATTCTTGTTTTTCCCTATATTTTCGGGCTCTTTCCTTTGAGGTCATATGTGGATTTTTTTCCAAATATCTATTCATATTCTCGTTATATCTATCGAGATTATTTTTTCTCCATTCTCTCGCTTTTTCATTTAATATATCTTTATTTTTTTCTCTGTAAAGTTTTTTCCTATTTTTTTCACATTCTTTACAATATGAATTTTTTCCATCTTTTTCATTTTTATTATTAGAAAATTCTTCATATGTTTTTTTCAAATTACATTTTTTACATACTTTCATAATTATATTTTTTTTATATAAATATGTGTTATTTATAAAATGTCCTATATGTTTTACATAATTTTATTTATATAAACCATCATTTAGGTTAGATCTACCATAACTCATTATAAACCATACTAAAATTTCTGTTATCATAATTTTCTATTTAAATTTGATCCTTTAAGGAGGTATGCTTGATTTTGATTACCATTCAAAAAGTCTCTGTTTATTTTTTCTAATTCTTTTATTTGTTCGTTCTTTTGTTGTAGTTCATTTCTTAGATTTTGTAAAGTCTCTTGTAACATATTTACCTTATTATTTGTTACGGGATCGTCTAAATTATGTCTAAGTTCGTCTAACTCATTATCTTTTTTAGACATTTCATTTTGATAAAAATTTTTTATTTCTTTTGTTTTAATTGAAAATTCTTGTCTAATGTTGTCAATTTCTGTGGACTTAATCGAAATTTCTCCGTTTAAGTGTTCTATTTTTGACAACAATTCATCCAACTGTTCGGAATTTCTTGACAGTTCGATTTCCAACTGTTGTATTTTTAACAACAGTTCATTTTCAGTTGTTTTGTCACTAATGTATTCTATTTTTGTGACAATTTTTTCAACCTCTTTAATAACCTCAACAGGTATTTCTTTAATAACCTCAACTATTTTTTCAACCTCTTTGATTACTTCAACAGGAACTTCCACCAGTTTTTCAACAATTATCTCTTTTATTAATTGTTTTTCTTCAACTCCAACCGTTTTTAAGTCTTTTTCACCTTCATTAAGTGTTTTTCCCAAAAGACCATACTTCTTTATATCAAATCCCTGTTTGAAACATAGGTAAATAAAATTATCAATATCTTTAATTTCCTGTGATTCACAAAATGCAGACACCGCCTGCATTGTTTGACTATTAAATATTTTGGAGTTTTTCAAATCCATTTTCAATATCTTCAAATGATTTTATGGAGAACTTCAAAAATGGTTTTGGGTTTGGTAGATCAACGTATTTATATTCCTTTGTTTCAACATCATAAATACCATAACCGTGTTTTCCAATACTCTCACCGATGTTCTGCTGAATTATAGACCCAATCATATAACCCTTTCCCGTATTGAATTTAAACTCTTGTCTTTTATGAATATCTCCACATAGTACGGTTTCAAGTCCATCAAACTTTTCAACGTCATAAGCCTCTTCACCAAAGTCAAATCCAAGGTCTGTTTTCATTCCTTGAATTGGTCCGTGAAACAATCCAATTCTTTTACCTTTTGATTCTGTAATGTCAGGTGGAATATTTCCTTGATATTGTGAATACACACACCAACTGATGTTTTCATCTTCATATACACCTCTATCTTTGAAGTATAAAATATTTTCATCGTGTAAGGTATTTACAATAGGTGTAATGGAGTCTAACCTGTCTTGATTGTTTAAATTTGTATCATGGTTTCCAAGTATAATGATTGTTTTTGCAATACTAGAACATTCAGTCAATAACCATCTAACCATCTCAATAAGTTCAGGTGTCATTTGGTTTTTAGAATGAACAAGATCTCCCGTAAATACAATACGATCAGGTTCTAACTCTCTCCATTGTTCAATTGCAGTTTCCAAAATTGATTTATACAAATCGTGATCTTTAAAAAGACGGATGTGTAGATCAGAAAAATGTATTAACTTTTTAATCATTTAATTGTTCGGTTTAACCGTTATTGTGTATTTTCTACTATAACTTGAATCTTCGTTTTTTACTAATACACCTAACACAGGATTAAATGCGTCGGGGTCAAACATAATCGGTGTAACAACAACATCTAAGTTGGAGTTTTCTAATGCAATTTTTACTTGTTGAGTAATTGCCATCTCATTAATTTCTGTTTTCATAATTTTAATCGTTTAATTGTGTTTTATCTCCGCAATATACTTCAAATGGTGGTTGGTATGGGTCTATTTTTGGAAAAGGATTAATTGGTACCGGTATTCTTTCAAATGGAGTAATCTTAATTGACTCCTGTGGTTCGTCGTTAACCTCTTTCATCTTGTCTTGGATAGTTTCAATATCAACCTGTCTGATTGTTGTCCAATCTCTGTTGGTCATGAATCCTTCTAACCAAATATAAAATTCTTTATAACTTAACATAATTCTCTACAATAAAGATTAATTAAAATAGCCCTTGCCAATTTGAATTCTTTCGCTCTATTAAGTTTTAAACCATAAAGGTTTGCAATACTTTGAAGGTGTGGATACGCCTCAGTAATAGTCATTTTTCCTATTTCCATTAGTCAATGAATAATTCAAAGTCAGAATTCACATGACCACAATCATTACACATGTAAGTTGGGAATGGAACAATTGTGTCTTCATGACTTCCTGTTAATAATTTTGGAACTTTCTTCAACATTGTTATTTCTTTAAAGAACTTTGACTCACACTTTTCACATTTAATTGTTTGTTGTTGTCGTAAGTCGATTTTTGGTCTGATAATATCGTCGCTCATAATTTAGTAATTTACAATTTCTTCTTCCTCATTTGAGTATTTTTGTTTTATCATTTCAGTGTTGAACTGAAATTCGTCAGCCAATGTTGACTCACTACCACCCTTTATGTTTTCTTCATACATAATGCTGTTGAAATGTTCAAGGATTTCTTCTTCTGTTTTTCCTTCTAATTCGGGATAATCTTCCATATTAACCTCAATCGGTCCATAGGATTCAAAAACCGAATACGTTTTTGTCATGTAAATATTCATTTTATAATATAATTTATGTTTATTTTTATTGTTTCATTATCCCAAGTAGTATTGATATAATAAATGGGTGTAGTTGTAGTTTCCATATCTAATTATAGTTTATTTTTTAAGTTTAGTCAAATACTTTTTTATATCCATTTCTAAAATTGTGTTGATTGTTTTTTTGGATACTCTGTGTTCATGATATTCTCTTTCTTCAGTAATCAATACCACAATACAACCTAATAATTGTATGTTTTCATATTTGGTTCCTTCCAACATTTTCAAAAGTAACTTACCATAAAAAGGTAATTGTGTGTTGTAGTGTCCCAAAGCATTGTCAGGAAGATCTTGAAATGGTTTTTTCATTTGTTTTGTATAACGGGTGACCACAAAGTTTTTTGGTTTATTACTTTTCCAATCTGTTATTAAAATACCCAAATTACCATTTGTTCCAACTACCAACCAAACCTTATCGGGTTGTCCTGTATATTCCAATTCAGGATGTCCCAAAACCATTTCCGTATCAATCAATTCACATCCCCTCTCTTTAAGAAGTTCAATATAATGTTTTCCGGCCATAATCATCGAATCACTTTTAATAATTTGTTCAGCATCACAATCAAATATTGGTTGACGAACTTCTTTTTCAATACCAAATTCTTTTAATGTGTGTTCCTCTAACAAGTAATGACAACGAGATCCAAGATTTGTTGATTTTCTCCCTAATTCAGCCCATTCATTAATCAATCTTTCGGCTTCATCAGGATCACCTCCAGCTTTACTAAATGCCGCTTGTTCAGTTGGAAACTCGTCATAAAAAAGTTTCATCACTTTTGAAACAGATGGGAAATCAGATCTCAACTCTCCTTTTGAATTCAACATTGTATATGTATGTGTTTCTTCCTCAAATGTAAGTTGGAACTCTTTTTGTCTTTCAGAGATAATTTCTCTAATTTCTTGTGATATTTTTTTTAGATCTGTCATTTTATTATATGATAATATTCATCTTTTATCTCACCCCTTAAATCAGCAATATCTTTATCGTCAGGTAGTTTAACCAATTTTATTCTACCCCATAAATCGCCCCCACTTAATTCGTGATATAGTTTGATTGCGTTTTGCCACGCATCGGCGTCAAGACATATAATAATATCACCTTTGGCTTTTGTGTATATGGTTTCAAATAAAAGTTCGGACATATGTTTACCCAACATTGGAATTGAGTTATTCACAAATAATCCATCAAATGCTCCCTCTACAAGATATATGTCCTTATTCCAATCAATAAGATTTTCCCAAAATATAATTTTATCTTTTTCTGCCTCAGGGTTCTTGTATTTGGCCCTTGACATTGGATTCCAACTTCTTGCAATATAATAGTTAAGTTCTCCTTTGGTGTTATAAGATGGAATTACAATACGACCTGAATGGTCTCCTTTATCACAAAAACCAATTTGATATTTTTCAATCATCTCATCTGTGATACCACGACTTTTTAAATAATTCATGGCTTGTCTTCTAACGGGATATATCGGACTTGAGTCTTTGAATAGTGTGAACCCGTCGGGGAGTTTGAGTTGTTTTTTTGGTTTTTCTCTTTTAACTACTGTTTCCGGTTTTAAGACATTATAAAGTTTTTTTTGTTTTTTGTTTCCGTATTTGTCAAATAACTTTCCCAAAGGTCCGTGTGTTCCTTCACTATCTCCGCACGACCAACACTTGAAGACGTTGTCTATGTAATTAACCTCTAAATTATGTTTGTTTCTATCATCATCACAGACAGGACAATTAAAAGAAATTTGTCCGCGATTAGGATAGTGAAGCCCGTGATCTCCAAGAGCCTCCTCTAATAATTCAACTAACGCTTCATTTTCATCCATCAATTTTCAACTCGTCTTTTTTCTAAAATATTGATTAAACCCTGAACATCACCAAACTCAGTAAATCTAATGTGGGGATCTGTGTTGAATATGTCAATATACCATTCGTCTCCATCTATTAGGTCATCATTTGCGTTGGATATAAACACCAACCCATCGACAATTTTATAGATATAATAATAAAATGAATATTCTCCGTCTTCGGAGTCTTGTCTTTCAAATCCCAATAATTGTATTTCTCTTTCTGTCATAACTAAAATATAAAAAACATCTTTTACTATATCAACTACACAAACTTTTTTCTTTTTTTATATTTATTAATGATATGCCAACGCAAATTACAATTTCATCACTTTCTGGTTTCCCACCTTTTGATGTTTACACTTGTGACACAGGTTTTACAAGTTGTATTTACATAAACACAATCGGTTTGGGTCAAATCCCATATGTTTTCAACCTTCCATTTATTATGGAAGACATGGGGTCGTATGTTGTAAAAGTTGTTGATAGCAATAATTGCATGGTAACACAAGAATTAACATAATATGGCTTGTAATAATTTAGGTTTATTTGCGGTGGACACTAGTCCAAATTATTCGTTGTGTTTTTCAGCACTTACAGCTCCTGTTTATGGGGATGGTGTAGATTTACTTGACTTCCTTTATACCGATTCTGGATGTACCATACCATATAGCACTTCGTATTTAAGTGACGGATCTAATTTATACACAACAAATTCATCAGGTAAAATTATCGAAATTATTGCATGTGCTTGTAATTTCTTGGGGACTTTCGCATCCGCTTCAGATCCTAATTTATCTTGTATTTCTCCTTTGATTTTTGATTTGTGGGGACCTGGATTACTTGTGGGAAATGTCGTATATATCGACTCAGGTTGTACTACACCATCCACAAATACTTTTTATTCAGATGGTCTTACAATTTATGAAGTTGATTCATCGGGAACTATATTATCAATTTCTACTTGTACTTGTCCTGGAATTTTTTGTGTTAAGAACGATAATATCTATGATGACACATATCAATATAGTGGTATGTATGGTTCATATACATATTATACAGGTCAAACAAACGGATATTTTATATTTTATTCAACAGGTGAAACAAGATGGTGTTTAGCACAAAACATAGGAGACCCTTGTAATCAATTTGGTCCTTATGGTAGTGTTTCAACTTGTCCCGATTTTGATGATAGTGTTGTTTATTTTGGGCCTTGTACAACTACAACAACCACTACAAACCCTTGTGTTGATTTTGATTTTGAAGCAATTTTTGATTGTTATATTCCACCAACACCAAGTTTTAGCCCAACTCCTACAAAAACACCAACCCCCACACCAACTCCAACGACTTCAAACATATGTGGTGGTGTATCAATGGCGGTTACTTCATTAGGGGTCACACCAACACCTACTCCGTCTTTTACACCAACACCTACACCAACACCAGAAGTTGATAGACCTTGTAATTTTTCGGGTGAAGTTGTGTTTAATACGTTTTCTGAAATTATACAATGTGCTAATAGTAAAAAATTCCGTGATTGCTTTACAGGTATTGAATACTTTACGTCAGATCTTGTATTGGTTTCTGGATCAACATCACCAAAAGAAAATTATGTGTATAACGCAATAATTAACGGAATGAATTATTGTGTAATCTATGAAGGATTATTTGAAAATATAAGTGGAGTTGATAATATTACTTTAACAAATGAAGTCGGTTCTACTTTGGATGGTTCTTGTTTAAAATGTACACCATCACCTCAAGAACCTGTAACACAATGTTTGGTTATTCATGGAGAATGTGGTACAACTAATGTAACTCCAAATGGATTTATAAACGGTAAATTATCTTATATTTGGAGTTATGTATCAAATCCAACGGTATATAGAATATATTGGGATAACTTGAACGTAAGATGGGTTGCTGAAAATTATGGAACAAATGTTGCAGGATCGTTCTTATATTTAGACACCGAACTTCCGATTGGTTCAACTATGGAATGGGTTGATAATTCTATTTATGAAACTTGTATCAATAGTAGTTCTGGTTTCTATACTACGGCATTGGAAGTTCCTTGTCCTACACCATCTATGACACCAACTCCAACTCCAAGTCCATCACCTTGTGTTCAATATCAATATCGTGTCACGAATTTAAGTCCATCAAAAATTACAATCAAATATAGCAATTGTATTTCAAACTCTGTATCTGAGTCATTGGGGGGTAATAGTTCGGTTATTGTTTGTTCTAATGTAACACCAACAACTAATAACCCACAAAACATCCAAATTACACAATTAGGTACTGTGTGTTAAAAAAAAATATCGGCTAAAAAACCGATATTTCAAATAATAATATGTAAAAGATATTATTCCCAGATTTCTTTTAATCTCATAAACCCTAACACACAAGTATAAGCATCTGTTTGATCAAAATTTTCTTTTTTGAGAGTATTGTTTTTTGTGTATAACCATTTTATTTGTGGTTCAAGTTTTGCAACTTTTTCCCAAATGATCATTTTTTTATCAACATCTTTTGGTAATCCACCAAATAATACAAATTTCTTTTTGTCGTTTTCTTGTACTAACTCAGGGAATGCATATTTTCGTGAGTTGTATGTTGATATGAATTCAGGAACAATCCCTAAAATATTGTATATCTCTTTAAACACAAAACTATTGAAACGTAATAATGTTTGAATTGTATAAACATTATTGGAGTTAAGTAATGGTTCTTCTATTACTACTCTAACAATACCTAAACCTTTATATTGTTTAAGTTTTTCTGCGAAGATTTCAGACTTCAATAAAAGTTCTTTTATTTTATCATCATCACCATCAATTTTTGGTCTTGGTGAAACGTGTGTTAATTCAAGTAACTCTTTTGTTTTAATATCAAAGAGAGCCCATCCTATTGTTCGAGTAGAAATATCTAATCCTAACACTTTTGGGGAATTTTTAAGGTTTTTTGCCATAAAATATTGTTATATTTTAATATAATAAGGTATAATAATAAAAATTAAAGTTTTTTTAAAAATCCAACTTTATTACATATTGTTGTATCCCTTGTCTTAACACAGGTGATTGTAATTTTGACATAACAAGAATATCATCATTAGCATCCAAAAGTGCGATTTCAGTAACATATGATTTTGTACCAAAAGTCCATGTTGGGTTTTGAGAAACCAAAAACTCATTTGAAGATAAATTAATCTTATACTTCATTTCGTAGATTGTCGCTTGGATGTCAGTTTCTAAATTACCATAAAAATAATATTCATCACCAAAATTAAGGTTTGGTCCTGTGTCCCCTTTTGGAACTAAAGAAACATAATCATTCAAATTATAATATGGTGCTGATGAATAATTTTCTGCCGTAATAGTAAATGTGGTGGCTGTTAGTGATTCTTGTGTTACATATCCATTTACAAAAAATTGACTTGCTTGTTCTGTGAAATCAATTAATTTCCAGTTATCCGCAACAGGTCTTTGACCCACAGGAACTTTTTGTGCCAATACCTGAAATTGATTAGAGTAAAACCCTGCTGGTACAACACAAGTAGGACATAATGTTGTTGTAGTAGTTGTATATGGATTTATTGTTGTTGTGGTTGTTGTATTTGGAAAATAAGTGGTAGTTGTTGTTGTTGGTGAATATCCAGGTTGAACTAAACAAGGAAAATCTCCTCCGAATCTAACGGCAACATTTTTTGGTGTATCGGGTGTACAAACATTTTCTGTTCCCACAACACTTGTGTAATAATTACAATGAAGTGAATTGGTAAAGAAATATGAATTTGATAACCTATATGTAACCCACAAAGTTTCACCACCGCCAGTTAAAACTCCTGTAGTGTTTGATGTTCCACAAGTATTTGGTGTTAATAAAGAAACTTGAGGTGCCGGTAAAGTCCAATTTCTATTTGACTTATATGAAAGTGCCGCAACAATTTCTTCATCATCAATAATAATTAATTTTGAATCAGGATAAACTTTTCCTATTCTACTTGGAAGTCCGTTTGGTTGTGCGAATGTATCCCATAAGTTATAATATCTCAAACCAGGTTGGTTCATATTATTTGACACGTTTGATTTTGTATATTGAACTTGAAATAAGTTTTTTCCATCAAATCCTGGAGGATCAACATAAAATGTTTGACCAAAACAACATTCAGGATTTTTATGCCACATTAAAGTTGGAATATGTAATTTGAAGTTTCTTGCTTGTCCTTGCGTATTTTCAGGGTTTTGACTATCGTATGGTTGTAAAGCAAACTTTTCACCATAAAAGAAATCAATTGTTTGATTTGTGTAGTGAATAATCGCTATCGCTTTTTGATTTGTAGGTGTTACAACTTGTTTTTCACCAAATGAGTTGTAATAATAAACATCATCAGTTGATGTTTGAGCGTTTGTTGTATAACCAAAATATTCTTTTTGTCCTATATAATTTATAGATCCAAAATTCGTATAATCTTGGAACTGATTTGATATTAAACCAGCCGGACTTTCAGTCCACGGAATATTCATATTCCAAATTTTTACATCAAATTGATCTGTATCACAAACTGATTCAAAATCAATAACACTTTGTGCCCAGTGTGGTTCAGGTGTAAAACTATCATATAACGGAACCATCTGTGGTGGATAAATTAATGTTCTTGCAATACAATCACTCGCCAAGTTTGTAAAATCAGGTGTTGGTCTATCTAATGTTAATTTGTTTTCACACACCGAAATAATTCTATATGTTAAAATTGAAAAACAACTAACGACATCTTTTAAACAATCAGGTGGTGGTGGTAATGGACATTGAGCACTTGGTGTTGGTGTTAAACAAGGAGTATGTGTTGGTGAAGGAGTTGGTGTTGGTGACGAACAAGGTTCACTATTTGTTGATGATGGCGTAGGAGTTGGTGTCGGTGTTTGACCTACAGAAGCACTTGGTGTTGGAGTAGGAAAATTAGAACAAGAACAATCCGTTTTTGCTCTCCCATCATAATAAATTGTAATAAAATCACCTATTTGTGGTGTGTTATTATTTTGAACATTACAATCTAATCTATAAACATTTATTTCGTTAGTTCCGTTCAAAGTAGACATATTTACAACATAGTTTGGTGTAACAACATATTGATTGTTCACCAACGCTTTCCAATCAACGGTGGAAGCGGTTGTGTTTCCTGTGAAAAATCCCCTCATCGCGGCCCTATTAAATACGGATTCGATTTGTGAATCCATAAAAGGAATACCATAAATATTTGTTTGTCCTTGATCTACCAAATATGGGTATTTAATATATTGTCTATTTGATTCTGGAACACCTGAACTATTTTGAGCATTAAATTGGGGTTCTAATACAACGGTATTGGATTGATTATATGTCTCAGGTAATTGATTGTATGAAATCTCACTATCACCGATAGCAAAATAAGCGATATTGAATCTACCTTCAGACAATCTTTGTCTTCCCGTGTCAGTAACTCGGGTATTTACCAGACCTGATGTATTTTTAATTATATAAGCCATTTATATGATAAATATTGTTTTTATTATTTTATACTATTGGTGGTACAGGATTTAATTTTGGGTTATTTAAAATAACTTGACAACATTCACAATTATTCACAACAGGACTTGACATATAAAGATTATATGACCCTATTGCTTTTTCACAAAAACCTGTTGGGTTATTTATAATACTTGAAGTTGTTGAACCTGTAATAACTTGACCGCTAGTAAAAGTTAAAGTATTTGTATATGTTTTACTTGTCTGTACCACAGTTACTGGAAGATCAGTAGTACAAGGACCTGTTAGTGGAACTGTACTTGAAGTCGTATTTGTTAACGTCATTGGTGTCGTTCCATTTATTGTTGTTATATTATTATATGTCGGTGCCGGACTTAAAGTACTTGGGTAATAACTAAAAGTTGATGTCATTGTTAAATTCAAAGAAATTGTAACTCCATTTGGAAGAACAGGTGCTGTTATTGAAAAAGTTCCATTACCATAGTTTACATTTAATAATAATGTATATGTTGTCGGAAGAATATTATTCACTTGAATTGATGTTAAAGACCCTACCGTTGTTTGAGTATCTTTTACAAAAACTGAATAAATACCAGGACTTAAATTATTAAAAATTGGTGACGATTGGTATGACGCTCCCCCATCAATTGAATATTGGTAAGGAGCAACTCCCCCAACGGCAGAAACCGTAATACTTCCTTGTTGTTCGCAAGCGGCGTCATTTACTGAAGCGCTTACACTTATTGTATAACTTGTCAAACATTCACCTTGAGCCACGGCCATACTAAACACTTCAGGAGATCCTTGAACTTGCCAATTACTTAATGGGGGTGATGTGGGGTCATTATTAATTAAACTAACGTAAGGACTTGAATAACCCGTCATCGTCCATTGATTAGGTGTTGATCCTGTGTTCCAATAAATAACGTATTGTCCTGTTGATGACGACCAACTTGGTTGTCCGTTTACGTCGTTGCTTGGATCTAATTGTATTTGTTGACTTTGTGTTGCAACTCCTGGTTTTGGGCTTCTAACAACTAAAGTAACACATAAACTAGTTAAATCCTTTGGTATTGTTGGAATTTGACATGGTCCAACATAAGATTGTAATAAATAATATGGTGAGTCAGAAATATAATCCCAATCTCCAGTTTCTCCTGACGGATAAAATGTTGTTGTCATCAAATCGTTATAGTTTGATATATTTTGACATTCCAAAGTTTGACAAAAAGACCAATAGTTTAATTCTGAACTCCAAAAAACATATCCAATGGTTTCAACACCGTATTGAATTTTATAATATGGTTTTCCATTTTTTAAACCAGAACTTTCACTATAAACATAAAAAGTCGTTTGATTTGAAACTCCACTAACAGCAAAACACATACCAGACAATGTTAATGTGTCCGCTGTTAACACGCATGTTGTGGTGGCAGTAAAATCACCATAATAATCTGTTACTGTTGCTTTATATTGTCCTACACCTAAATTTGTAAGAGCGGGAGCAAAACTACCAACTTCCCAAAAAATTGTGTATGGTGGTGTTCCTCCTGTTACAATCAAAGTTGTTGATCCATCAAAACTCTTATCATTTGTTGGCTGTAAAGTTAAACATTCAATTGTCATTGGGAAAATAGTAATAACATCACATTCATTTGGTGGTTTTACTGTTGGTATTGTTGGTGGACACTGATTGTTTTGACAAATATCAGTTAATTTAATTGGTATTTGAGTTTCTGTGTCAAATTGTGGAAATACTTTACTACAAATATTATATGTTTGCCCTTCTTGAATCGTGTCCACAACTATGGTGTTATTACAATCAACATAAGTGACATCTGTTGTCTGAGTTGCCGATCTAATAAAATAACAATAACACTGACAAACACAAGTTGTTCCAGTATTAACATCTATGTTATAAGTTGGGGAACATTCCATCTCACCCAAACTTAAAACATAAAAACAAGTATCGGGAGTTTCTCCCAAATCTAAAATATCTATTGAAACAAAAGTTTCAGAGTATGCGCTCAACCCACTAAAGTTTGAAACAATGGGTTCAAAACTTCCGTCACAAGAATATAATATGTAGCAATTTTCAATCATCTAATAATTATAAATAATCAAACATCGTATTTTTTAATATAAGATTTCATATTCTCAATATATTTAATTGTTGAACTCTTAACATCGACATAGTCAAAATGATTAGGAGTTTCTTTAAGTTTTGTTATTGGGTCAATATTAATATAGTCCCCTTTATAAAATTTTGTAGTTTTAAGGTTTTCAGTAACTCCTGCCATATGTAATATGGGTTTAGAATTATACACATCGACTGAATCTGTTGCCCAAGAAAAATCCAATTCTTTTGTTATTTTTGTTTGATGATTATACAACCACAAATTCCAAAGAACGGACCACATCTCTGCTGTCCAAAATTGTATCTCACCAGGGGATATTGGAAATCTTCTTTGGTATGATATCATTTTATCATAAAGTTTGGTTGAATCTTTATATATCTTATCCCACAACTCACAACTTGTGTTTTTTATAAGGTATTGACCACCACCAGAATTTTCTTGGTTTAACTTTATTGTTTCAACATCAATACCAATAACTCCGGCCATTTCTTTTATCAATTGACCTTTTTCTGAAGATGGATGACGATTTTCATATCTATCACAACAATCCATAATATAATTATATCCAATATATCCAATCGTTTCAGATAAATAATTCACATCATCGTTCAACAACCGATCAAAGTTCGGTAGTTCTCTAAAAATAATATCTGCATCGTGTAAGAAGAATAATTCACCAAACTTTGTATTTGATTGAATCCATTTTGAAATTAAATATGGTTTTATTGACGGGATGTAATGTTTTTTTATTCTTTCGTCAACAAAATAATGAATATTTATATTTAAGTTTTTTAACTCTTCAGATTCTTTTGATGGTTTTGTTTTTCCTTGAACAAGTCCTAACACAACGTGAATTTGACTTGGGTCGATTCCGTTTTCAATAAAATTGTTAACGTATAATTTAATTTGCCAAATGAAATAAGGAACGTCAGGTTGTGCCGAAACAAATAAAATTTCTTTCATATTTTAATTATATGAAAAACTTAAAACAAGTGTATTATGAGGTGCAGTTAATTGTTTCTATTCTTTCACATCCATTATCTTTGATTAGTTTTAATCCTATCGCAGGGGCTGTGTTGAATTGAATTGGTAATGTTATTGTTGTTGGTAAACTACTAATTATTCCAATATAAGAACATTGATTTCCATATACATCACAACAATATCCACTAAATGGGGTTGTTAAACCTGAAATGGTATATATGGTTACTTGATTTGCCATAACTTAAGAACACGAAACACAAGATATGTCGTAATCAATAATTAGATTTACAATTATTTGATTATCTTGTAATGGATTTATTGGTTCAATTATACATCCTTTTGGTATGTCTTCGCATGTTGTTTTAACCGTAATTCTATTTGATATAATATCAACCGTTGTTCCTGATATACCTAAAAACGAATCTAATGTGTTTGTAATTGTTTGTGCCCAAAGTGAATCACTTGGATAATCGGTTGATCCTGTTGAAACAAAAAACTGAGTTTGAGCAGATTGAGATCCGATTTGAGCATATATTGAAAATGTCGCGTCATTTATTATACAATTAGTATCTCCACTTGTAAGATCCGAAAATCCTTCCAAATACATAGATCTAATATCTCTTTTGGTAATTGTTCCACTATCTTCAAATGTGTTTTCACAAATATTATAATATCTGTAATTACTATATTTTTTTGTTCCCGATAACTTTATGGTTTTTGTTAACGTACACCCACTAGAATCTGTTACGGTTAATGAATAAGATCCTGATGTTAAACCTGTTATTGTAGACCCTGTTTGTCCTGAAACATTACCAGACCACGTTAAAGTAAATGGAGGTTCACCTGATGTAATAATTGTGGTTATTGACCCGTCATTTCCGTTGAATGGTTGATTGGGATAAAGATTGAAAAACACATTTTGACTATAACTAATATAAACAGGAAATGTTTGAATACACGAAGGAGATCCTGAATCTTGTACCGTAAGAACATAATTCCCATAACTAAGGTTTGTAAATGTTCCTACAGGTGTTGTTGTTGATACAGGAGCGTAAGAAGGTCCAACTAATGTGAATAAATAAGGTAATGTTCCACCAGTGGACACTAAAACTTGTAACACACCATTACTTGACCCACAAGTAGTTCCTGTTGTTGTTGCGCTTACGGTATATAAACTAATAGACGTTATATTTGTTGTTGCAGTGTATGTACAACCTGCCGTTTCAACAATAACCAAATAAGTTCCGTTTGGTAATCCATAAAATGTTTGACTTGGGTTTCCTAATGTTCCAATTTGTTGTGTTCCTGATGTACCAGACACTGATATTAATAAACTTGGTTCTGTGGCAAAACCATTATCAACTATTACTTGTATTGTTCCGTCATTTACAGAACAAGTTGATGGTGTTGTATTAACAGCAACGGTACTAAACGAGTTTGGTGTTAATAAAGAAACCGAATCATAAATTGTACAAAGACCTGCATCTGTGACTAAAAAACTATAACCACCAGAAGAAAGTCCCGTAAAAATAACCGAGTCATTAAAAGTAATTTCAACTTGACCTGATGATCCACTAAAAAAATATGGAGCAGTCCCCCCTGTTATTATAAACTCAACTGACCCATTATTAGAAAAACAAGTTGGTTGAGATATTGTTATAAAACCTGCTGAAGTTAATGCTCCAACAGAGTTTACGGTAAATGAATTTGTTGTCGTGCAATTATTAGGATCTGTTATGGTCGCCAAATAAACACCACTTGTTAATCCTGTAATTGTTGTTCCTGTTTGTGATCCGACATTTGGAGACCAAGTTATTGTATATGCTGAAACAGGAAGTGTTAATCCCGTTATAAATATTTTTCCACTTGGAGTTCCTATACAACTTCCGTCATTTACAACATATGCCCCAAATGTAAGTCCCGTTGATGGGGTTAAAATGACAGATGCGGTAATTCCTGTGCAACCACCTCCGTCATTAGCAACAATATAATATGTTCCTGCCGATAAACTTGTAAATACATAATTTGAGTTTGGTGTTGTGGCAGAACTCACATAATTATCATCCCCATCATAAAGTGTAAATGTTGCAATACCATAAACACCCGAAGTAAATCCTGTAATCTCTCCGTTTTCTAAACCACAACTTGTATTTAATGAATCAATCGTGGCGGTTGTTCCTGATGATATGTAAATTGATTGTAAATAAGAGTTAGAAGCCCCATCAATAATTTGTAAAAAATAAGTGTCTGCTGATAAACTTGATGCCGAATAACTTAATGTGGCTGCTGATGTTGGTAATGGACAACCAGAGGTAATACAGGTAACTGCAAACGGGGGTGTTGTTCCTGTAATGTTAAAAAATACACTACCTGAATTTGTATTACTACAATCTCCCGTTACGTTTAAATTATAAATTGATATACTCATTATCCGTTACAATACACCTCGAAGTTTATTCCAACATTAATTTGGAGTTCGTCAAAATTTGGTTGACAATTATTATTAAATACGACAATCTCTTGATCCGTTTCATCAATATTATAACTATACCCATCGGTTAGTAAACCATCGAAAGCTTCGGATAATGCCGTCACCCATTGACTACTAGTTGGGAATCCATTTGTTCCTATACCTTCAAAGAAACCATATTGTGTTAATATTGTTCCATTCACTCTCACATCAACAAACCAATTACTTACAATAGTATTTATTTGACAATTATTTGGATCTAACCCTTGTGATGTGAAGAAATCTAACATAGTTTGAGCCAAAACAATACCAAATGATGTTGTGTTTGGATCAGTAGACCAGGGATATAAACCACAAGTAACTTGTTGTACCGGACAATCCAAGACATATAGTTGTGTTGTAAGATTACAAGGTTTACAAGGAATTGGAAGAAACTTACAACCTTCTTGTCTTCTCCACACAAATTTTTGTCTATGAAATATTGAATTTTCCAATCTTGTTCCCGTATTCCAAATAGTTGTTGCTGGAACCATTTGTTCAATCATTTGAATCCAATAATCTCCCATCCCATTTACATAATCAATCATAGTTTGATAAGTAAAGTTGTCATTTGGCACTCCTGCTAATTTTTGTGATTCTAAATATCTCCAATATATTGATTGTAGTGTTGGGTAACCTCCTGTTTTTCCATCAGTAATAAATTGACGATTTCTTGTATTGATCATGTTTCGCCAAAAAGTTTGAGCAAATTCAAAGAAAGTTTTTTGTTTTGGTTTTGGAACAATTGTGGTCCAATCAACCCCACCTAATTTTGGATATGGGTTCGGTACATAACATGGGGAAGGTGGTTGATAAAATAATCCTTGTTCTGGTATTGGAAAATTATATTTGTTTGACATATACCAAACATCATAAGCCAACCCTTGAGCTGGATTCATCATTATATCAACATTTTTAACATTCAAGACCAAACATTCTTCTCCAACATTATAATATGAATTAAATCCCCCATCAAAACTTGTTCTCAAAGTTGAATTTGTGTCTACCCAACTTTTTTTGTTGTCAATAACGTTTCTTAATTTAAAACCCATATCCATATAAGGAAAATGTCTATAAACTTGCAAATACTCTTCACCATAATTAAAAGGTAAAAGTTGTGTTTGATAATTTGGATTGTTTCCTGTAAAAACCGCATTTGTCGGAACTGCGAATTCAGGCATTCTATGTTGTGGTGTCGATTCAAACCATCCACCTCCTATTTGAAAAAAGTATGTTTCTGTTGGTGTTGGCATTTTAGGACAACCAAATTCATCAACAGGATAGTCGGTTCTTGTCGTTAGAACATTTGTATTTGTTGATGTCGTTGTAAATCCTGTATATGAAATTCCCTGAATTGAATAAACATCGGTTGTATCATAAACGGGAATTTGTGTTAATAATGTACCAGTACTAATTTGAGCGTATTGTTGATTAAACTCGCTCATATTAATTCTTTGGTCGGCAAGATAAACATATTCATTAAATTCGGTAATTGCCTCAGGGGCTCCGATCATTCTTAATAAACATTCAATAGATTTTCTTGTCCCTTTTGATTTGAAAAGATATGCCGAGTTTAGAATTAAATTTCTATAAAACTGATAATTTATCTCCTCTGGTGTTTGTCCTATTTGTAGACCAGGAAAAGTATTTGGTTGAGTTGTGAACACAGCCTGTAATAGTTCTTCATTAGATATTGGTGAAAAATTCGTAACCCAACCTAATGTTTGTGCCAAATTTTTTAATAATTGTGAAGGAATATCGTTTTGAATTGTATAATGAATGCTATTGATGTTTCCTAAAGCACTTATAAATGTTTTTGTTTCATCAAAACTTCTTCCGTATATTTGAAGTAGTTTTTCAAACCTTTGATCAGGTGTGTCAAATTCTTTAAGAGCACCTGTTGTTAAAAATCTAGATACAATATTTGTGGTATATTGATCCATATTATATGCAAAATCATTAATTTTTGTCAAATAATTGTCAAAAGAACCAGATCTAATATCCAAATTCCAAAATCCTGCTCTTGGCCAAGTTGCCGTGTCGTTGGTCAAAATGAATGTCCCGTTTTCTTGTTCCACAGGTACGGTAAATGTTGCGGTATATGCAGGTGTAATTTGTCTATTTAATAAAAAGTTTTCGACCGGATCAAAATCTAAATTAAAAACTTTGTTCGTTTCATAATCGCTTGGTCTAACAATTAAATAATCATAAGAAATTTGGTTTCCTTGAAATGGGTTTCCGTCTACAATAAGTTTTAATGTTGTTGATGAACTATCTGTTGGGTATAAGTAATTTACAGGGTATTGATTTCCATTAACATATAAAACATACTTTTTATATTGTAATTTCATATTTCGTAATGGAGAAACTTCCATTTCATTAAACATCATGTTTATTTCTGAATTGGTAGAATAATCAATTTCAAATGGATTTTGAATTGATGATAAATAAACTTCAAATGTTGTGTCGTTTTCTACCGAGTCGTATGAAATGTTGATTGCGGTTTCTTGTGTTATGAACTTTGGTGTACTTGGAGAAACTTCCAATCCCGCAGGAAAAAAGTTAATGATCTTTGTAACTGAAGTTGATAATCTTTTAACCAAAGATCCGTATTGTGTAAAGTTTGTAACTTGTGATAAATCGTAATTTGGATAAACTCTATAATTGTTGGCTAAAATTTCTGCAGATTCAATATTGTTTTCCATATTCATGGACTGCAAATTGATAGGGTCAGAAAAAGTTCCAATCGTAAAAGTTCGATTCTGTTTTTCTGAAATACCTGTTGTAAAATTAAAATTTGCTTGCGTTAATCCTCCACCGGTAACCAACTGAACTCCAACCAAATTGTTAGAGAATTGATTTGCCGCACTACTTTGAGGTGGACAAGTAAATTTATTTGTTGCCATTAAGCTGTTATATTATTAAACGCCTTTGAGAAATCGATATTTTCGCCACGATCTTGTCTAACTTCATAAAGAAGAGCGTTAAACTGATCTTTAATTTCATACAAGTTGTATTGTTTGTATATATTGTTATTAGCATCGTAAATGGTGTAAATACCATCCTCAATAGATTTAGTTTGGTTTCCGTAAAGAGCAATTGCAAGTGTTGAAATGTCTTGGTCAACAATTTCAATCTCAGTACTTATTGGATTAAAGTATGTGTTTGTAATGATAATACTTTGGTTTGGTTGTCCAATATAAGGGGTCGCACTTGGTTTATTAGTTGGTGATGATGACGGAGACAATGTGCAAAATAACAAGTTAGTTGCTCCTTCAACATATTTATATCTAATAGATTTTTGAATTGTGTTTGTTAGGTTTTGAACCACAGGTTCACAATAAAAAGATGATGTGATAATTCTAAAAAAGTTTGGTATTTTTGTTCCATCAGGATTTAAATATTCAACTCTAAATCCAACTAATCCTTGATTTACAAATTTGTTTCGACTTTGTGCCGGAACATTATTCAAATCAATTACAATTCCTTTAACGTTTGGTAATGCAGATAAAACACCACAATCAGTAATTATTGTTCTAATTTCTGCAGGTCTAATCATCAAAGTATAGATTCCCAATTTATTGAATTGGTCTGCTGGTAATTTTAGATTATATAAACCACCAAGTATTTCTACTGAACTTCCTCCCGTGGCATTATTATTAAAATAAGGTCTAAGAACGTCTTGTGCGTTCAAAGTTGTTAATGTAAAATTTTGTGTGTCATCTCTTGATTCTGTATAAACTAACACGATTTGTACATCTTCAGGACTAACATCTGAAGGTCTTATTACGCCATAATTTCCCGTTGCCATATTTTAATATTACTTTTTTATAAATAGTTATGTTGATACTTTTTCTATTGTAAAATATTTGTATCCGTATTTTTCTAAATCACCCATGTTATCAACCTCACCTAATCTCATAACATTTTCTAAAGGTGTGTATTTCCCCCTTTCAATATAAACATTAGTTATAATTTCTGGTTGGTCAATAACATTCAATAGTGCTTCATTTTTTGTTATTGCTGATAATTCTAATTCACCAGGAACTAATCCGTATGAGTCTGTAAAATAAATTGTAAAATTTTCATAATCGTGATAAATCGTTCCGTTCATTGTGTAGGCGCTATAAGTTCCCGTTGGATCAACCCCATAGTAAGTACCAATACCTCCTGTGTTTCCTGTTACTTGTATTCCCAATTTATATTTTCCTCCTGCCAAATTAATTTTTGGTCCAAATTGTGCCAAATCATTTAAGGTTGATTCTGTAAAACCTGTAATTAAAAAAGGAACTGAAGTGTAGTTGTATGAATAGTAGTCGTTGATGTTTGTATTTGAATCTCCCGTAAAGATATAGTCATAACTTATTGGGTTAGCAGACCACGATCCACCAGCAGGATAAAAAGTTATTGATCCTTGTGGGTTTGGTATTGTAGCGGCACTATATGGTGTTAAAACCGGTTTTTGAACTTTTGATATTCCCCAAGGCGAGTTGGCAGTCAAGGTTATCGTATAATTATTATCTGCCGTAGGATACGTATGAAAAATAGGTGTTATTCCCAAAACCGCCTGTGGTGGTGATCCATCTCCCCAATCTAATGTGTATGTAACAAGTTGTAAAAACTTAATAAACTCTAAATCTGACGTATTATAAAATGTGTAAGTATATGGATTTATTGTGTTTGCGGTTACAATAAAATTGTTTAATACGTCGGCCTGTAATATTAAACCATCAAAGGGAGTGTAATATCCAAGATCAACCGCAGACTCTGTTATCAATATGTTAACAGATAAACCTGTTAAAAATGAAGTTCCTCCTGTGTTTCCACTTAAAACATACGACATAGGAAGATAAACACCAGTTGTTCCTGTTGTTGTCGCACTTGTGGTTGTTGCCGTTAAACAACACGGATCAATAATTGTTGTAATATCTGTTTCACCTGTATAATTAACAAAAATAATATCACTTTTGATATTTTCTGGTGAAACAATAAACTTATATTCTTGTAATTCCATTATGGGTTAACATATTCATACCAAATTATCGGTGAGTTTGAATCTCCAACCCTAAGAGTTGTTGATGTCGAAAACACTTCGTAAGTTTTATTGTTATAATCCAAATCCACCTTATAATAAAAATAGTCCTCATTGTTGAATTGGAATTTATTAGGTGTGATTAAATCTTGTCTTGTATTTGTCATTTGTTTAAAAACTCCTTCTCTTCCATCAAAAAACTTGGCGGTCATAAAAAAAGTTGATATGTCAATAAAATCTCTACTTCTTAACCAATATACAAAAAACCCTTCTTTATCTGCCCCAATATAATCTAACACCATTTTTGGTTTTTTAATTTCAACTGGGGGGACAAGTGGTGATAAAACTGCGGTTTGTGTTAATCCTTGTTGAACGGGAAGAATAATTGACAAATATATTTGTTGTGTTTTTTCTTCTTTTGTGTCATAAAAATCAAGTTTGAAAAAAGACTTTGTAAAAGGTTTTGAAAAATAATAAATGTCTTGAACTGAAAATCCGTTATTTAAATATGATGAAGACCAGTTTCCAACTGTATTTGCGGTTATGGGTTGTGAATCATCATAAAAGTTAAATTCATAATTTATCGCAGAATCTTGATTGTAAAATACGTTATGAGCAAATCTTGCGATTTCAAAATCTGCCGCTACACCTGTAACTTGTTTAATCGCATCGATTTCATATTCCGAAATACTATCGTCTCGACCCATAAAATCCCATTGCATGTTAATTGGTATATTAACAAACTTATTTATATCGTCTTTTACTATTTTTATTCTATTCGCATTCATCGGCCGTTGGGTCTGCAATTGTTGTTATGTTCACAGGAACTGCTCCAGTTTGAGCATAATCACTCGGTATATTGTAATTTTCGGGTGTAACTCTAAATATTGTGTTTGTAAACGGATAATGAGAATTATTTAAAAACGGAAAATCAACCCCAACACCATCTGTATCAATAAACCCATAAGGATATAAATCTCTCCATCTAAATAGTGCGTTCATCGTTGAGTAATAAGCATAATCAGGTATTCCAACAACATTCAAAGAACTACCTTCCTCAATATAGTCAGAAAAAGCCCTGATCTGAATTGGGCTATGTGGTTGATAAAAATAACCATATTGGTTATTTGGTGTCAACGTGGTTGCTGACAAACTAAACCAATTTTCGTTATATGTTATTTTATGTTGATATAATGAAATTACTCTTTCAAGTTGTTCAAAATTATTCCATTCACAATAATCTCCGTCTATTGTATCTCCTGTGTTTAATAGTTCATTATAAAAAAACGGACCTTGATTCACTAATGAATTATATTGATTTTGGATTATACTTGTATTAGAATCAGGATTATTTTGATCCCACCAAATTTGTGGGTTTGTTTGATCCAAATAAGTATTAAAATACCAACCTTGTTTTAATTTTTGTGTCCAACCAAAATAACCTCTCCAAACTGTTGTAAAAAATAATTCACTAACAGGTCTGTTTTCGTTATCCAATAAATCAAGAATATCCACATCACAATTAAAAGATAATGTATATGATCTTGCACCTTCTTTAACAGATGTTCGTTGTTTTTGATTTGGTGTTAATGCCTTTACTTCACACTTGGTTTTATTGTTATAAACATTTTGTTCAAATCCCGCATTTACCAAAACCGCACATTCGGGGTTTGTCAATATTTTATGTTTTCTAACATAATATTTGCTAATTGTATCAGCAGAATTTGAAACATTTATAACCCTTTTGAATGTCCCTTGTGTAAAAGTTAAAAAAGTATTTCCTGTATAACCAACGTTTCTAATATTAAAAATGTATTCATCCGATCCCGATGCAGGATCACCCAAACTGGTTACCTGAAAAAATTCATTTCCATTATAATTAGTAGATAATTGAACGGATTCTCCAACAGATAAACCATGCATAACAGGACACTTAAAACTAATAACTCTTGTTGTTTGATCACTACCAACAATTACATAATAAGGAAGTCCGTCTGAAGCCACCCAATTCCAAGAAATGTTTGTATTTGGTTCAATCGCATAAAGATTTTTGTTATAATCATTTTGATAAACATAACTTAAATAATGAGACCAATTGTATGTTGTTGCACTTACTGATTTAAAATCCAAATGTCTTCCGTTTCCAATTGTATATCCAAGAACATCATTATCAGTTCTTATAAAATCAAATTCGGGGTATTGAGGAAATCCATCCCAAGCAACATTTTGATTTGTTGGAAGTGGTGGAACTGATGGATTATTTCCAGAAGGATAATACGATATTGCGTTTGACAAAGCATTTGTATAATAAAGATTATCTCTAAATGGAACATAAGTTGTTGATCCTGTATAAGCATTTTCAAATATGACAGAATACTTGGTTACAGGTCTAAATATTGTAGATTGTTGTCTTTCTTCATCAAAAACGGTTGCAAGATTTAAATCAACGCTTCTATCAAATTCAATAAGTTCTTTATTTGTTTGTGCGAAAGGAACATTGATAAACTGATCTGTTTTTGGTGCTCCCTTATATCTTTGGGTCGATAAAATTATATTTGTTGTCGGATCTACCATTATTCTTCTACTGTTGAAACATAAAGTTTATAAAATCTATCAACGGCTGTTTTTCCGTTATTTAACCCAAAATAGAAGTGGTATGGAGCACCTACTATAATTGCTTGATTCAATCCTATTGGTTGATTGGCAACTCCAATAGGTTGTCCTTGTATGATTGTATTTGGAAGTGGTTGTGGATCAGGATTTCCATTAATATCATAATTAGCAATATAACCTAATTTAGTGGTTGTTGTAATATATTTTTCATTTAACGTTGTAAAATCTAAATCTTGGTATTTTTTCTTATAGAATCCTCCAACGCCTCCTGCTCCTCCCGGACCTATTGTATTTGTATACCAGTTATTATCTTCAGTTCCAAATATGTTTGATGATGGACTACTCTTTTTTAAAGACCACTTGTAGTTTGGAACAACTTGTGATTTTGAATACCCAAATTTTTCCTCAATTAAAGGTGTAAAATTATAGGTTTCAATTCCAGGTGATTCTATTTTTCTATATCTTAAGTTTGGTGTTGGAGTTTGGAAAAATAATCCCATAACAGGTTTAATTAGGTCAGCATTTGGTGCCCCATTATCACCAAAGAAAATATATTGATTTGGATTTGGCTGAGGTAAGTTTTCAGTAATAAACGGCAAAACTTTCCATTCTGAATTTATTGATAACATTTGAGCCCAATCACCATCAATTCTATATCCACCTCGTGTGCTATTGAAAAATTGAATTATGCCTTTTCCTTCAGTAGAATTATCCCCACTTGGAATGGGTAACATTCTTTGTCTAACACCATCATTAAGTATTCTAGAAAGAAATCCAAGTTGTATAATGTCAGAGTTGTCTTGGTATGACGTTGCTTTTAATTGGTTTGCATAATAAGAACCAAAACCATCAATACCTGAAGAACAACAAACTTCATTTATGAAATAATCTCTTGGCCCCAAGTCAACAACGGTTGTTGGAAATTGTATTTGTTTTTCATTATAACCAAATCCAGGAAAATTTGATAAAAAACTTTGTGAGTTATAACTAGGGGAATTTTTTCCAATAAATTCTTGTATTGTATCATTCCAAGGGGAAGACCTATAATAGAAATTATTTGTAAGTTCGTTAAAAACTATAACATTTTCACAATAATTATAATTTGGTTGTGTTAAAATATTGAATGTTGTTCTTTTATTAAAATTAAACATATACAAAACTCCGTTTACCCAATTGTTTTGAAAAACTTGAGCAAAAACTCCTCTACAAGCTGCAAAATTCATCGTAAATCTTGTTTTCCATTCTAAAAACAATCTAGCATCTCTAAAGTATTCTGGAATTAAATATAATTTTTTGAAGACCGGAATATCTGTTTCTATATAATTTAATAAACAATAACATCCGTTAACCATTCTATTTTCGGGTACTGAACATTGTCCCGAAGGAACTACCCCAACATTACTTCCTGATCCTGTATAACAAGCCAAAGGAACCATTCCTTCACAAGTTAGTGTTTCTGTTAATCCTGATGTAACCGGATCGTCATCTTGAGATTCACCAGATACCAAGTCTCCACCAGCACTGATTGTTGGTTGACTTTGACTTCCATTTTGGGTGTAAAATGAAAAATTATCATTTTGATGTAAAGCATATCCTGTTTGTGTTCCTGATGGTCCGTTTTGTACGTTTGATGAAGTTGGTAATCTATCAGATCTCATCACAATACGATTACTATTTACAGTTGGAAATGATATTGGAGACAATCCGTATCTATAATATGCAGGAGAATACAGTGCTGATAAATTACCCATACTATTAACAAAAGTATAAAATGTTGAACCAGTATTAAAATATTCACCCTTTTGACAATCTTGATTACAAGGTGGGTTACTATTATTGTTTCCTGTTTGCATGTAGAAACTTGTCGACTGAAAATCATTTACCCATCTTAAATATGTCCCACCGACAGTATAAAAGGATGTAGGTTGTATTAATGTTGGAATATTGCGTCCATTAGCAATTGTTTGTTGGAGTGATGTGGTACTTTGTTGATTTGTTTGCCATTGACCTGGATATGGCGAATAGTTCGTAGATAAAACATCATCAGTACTTAAATAATAATATGGTAAGTTAGAAGTAAATGCGGTATATTGTGTCGGATCAGGCGTAAAAGTAAATGAAGGGAAATATAATGTTTGATTTCCATTATTTACTGTGTTATGTGTCGTAGGTTTTAATGATGTGGGTAATGGTTGTATTGGAACATTTAAATAATAATCACCTTGTATTGAAATATTCCCATAAGATTTACCAAATATTTTAGATAAGTCATAAGATATAGTTTGTTTTGCGGTAAACGGATCTACACCTCTTACGAAAATACAAATTTCATAGGTTTGGTAATTTTCCATTACTCCAATTATATTATTAAGAGTCTTACTAGCACCACATGGGGCAACATAACTAATGTCGTGTAGTAAATAATCTTGGGGGAAAAACCCTGAAGCAGTTGTATAATTTGACTGATTAATAAAATCACTATAAGTCACACCTGTTATTAATTGGAAGTACTCAAGATCTGTGGGATATTGAAGGTATGACTGCTCAACTTGGGGGTTACCAATTACAGGCTTTTGACTAACTTGTGGTGAGTTAATGACGATCGTGGCGGGCAATGATCCTAAAGGATTATTAGGGTTTGCATAATTTATTGATATAGATGTTTGACCTGTTAATGTCGTTCCTGTTATTGAGTTATTTTGAAATTGGTTTGTTGTTGCTCCCGTCAAATTTACCATTCTTAGAGTAGATCCTGAATCCATATAATTTGGATCTTGGAATGTAACTACGTTTCCAACACCTAATGATTCTGTAGATCCAGGATTCATTAATACAACTATAACCTGATCTTCATATGGTGTTGATCCTGATGTTGGATTCACAACTGTTTTAATCCTATTTACACCACTACCAAATGCTGAAGTTGTACTACTTTTGAAGTATTTGTCTCTAGTGTTAAATTCATTTAATTTTTGTGAAAATGTCACAGAAGTAGGATATGCAAAAGATCTATCGTCCGCCCCTGGATTTTTATCTGCGGTAAATAAAAATGGTTGTGGTGCTTTTAATAAATAAGCTTCATTTGGTAAATACCTATTTGGGTCTGTTGAACTAATAACGTCAGATCCAGAAGCAATTCTTATATAATCTAAAGAAGCCTTAACAACAACGTCAATAGTAATATCACCGTTACCAATCAAAGTTGTTAATGATTTACAAGGAGGAAAAGGGTCATTATTATTTGGATCATTTTTTAAATTTGGATGATCTAATGCATATGCCGCGGAAGAATTCACAGGAGCAATCAATGTTTTTGGTGTTGACAACACAGTATTGTTTGTTCCCCCACCTGATGATTGTGCTGCGGTATTAATTTCATTGTAAACAGAATTTGAGTCAAAATCATCACTCATGTCTGCATTTTTACAGTCACAATCACAACTTGTACAATCAGGATATGAAATCATTGGTAATCCAATTCTTGGAAATCCTTTTATTTTTGCTGCGGCAAATATTGCAAATGCAGTAAACGAAGCTGCTAATACTACTGAAAAAGCTGCCTTTGCAATTAGTATAAATTGTTTTATAAGTAACCTAACGGACTTTATTAACGCACCAGTATCTACAACAGGACCTCCTAAATTAACACTTATCGCACTTAGTGTTGCCTCTATAACTTCAGAAGTGTTTTCAAAAACATTTTGGAGATCAGTGGCCGCCTGTATTGTCAACACAATACCCAATATAATAAGAACATACTTTAATATTGGCCATAAAAATGAAATAAAATGAGCAACAAATAAAAGAGTTAAAATTGGAAATGTTAGAATGTTTATAAGAATATTAAAAACAAAAAATATTGCGTCAAAATTTCTAATAATGTCGTTTACTGGAAATGTGTTGACGGTTGATTTACAAGATCTATTATCAATTTCTTTAATACCTAAATGTTTTGCTCTACCAATACCTTTTTTATATCGGTCCAAAAACATGGCGGTGGTATATACCTTATTATAATGAAATTCATAAAATGTGTCTTCACAGTTAAGAGCTTCTTGTACATTAGCATAATCATCCCAATCTGTACTAAAAGCGTATGATCTTAACAAATTAAATAACTCCTCTTGATATGATGTAAATACGATTGATTGAGGTTGAGATGAATCAACAGGAGTTGCAACAATTTGTATCGTATCACCAATATTAAAAGGTATTGAATTTAAACTTCCAATATACAATTGACCATTAAGATAAATTGAATATGAACTAACATTATTTGTTGTAGGTTGTGACAGACCTAAATTAACACCAAAATTATTTGTTGCTGTTAAACCCGTAATTGATCCAGCAGGTATTGATGGATATGTATAAGTTCCTGGTGATAAATTGGTGAATGGGTCGTTTGATGAATTATATGTGTTATTCCAACCATATTCTTTAATATTTGGAACTAAAAAATTTGCTCTTTGAAAACTTCCTTGAAGTCCTTGTTCGTTTTGCCACTTAAACCTAAATCTATATTTCCCTTTTGTTGGTATTCCTTTTTTTGGATCATTAGATATTACTTGTTGTCCGAACTCATTGGTAAAAACATAATCAAGGTTCATTGGTACATTTAATAAATAAGTTCCGTCAGCATCAATAACCTTTCCTTCTTGTTCTATTTGGTATCTTTCTAAGATCGGAAGTCCATTATCATCCGAAAATATGGTTTGTCTAATTGCTTGAATTTCACCAGGTCCTGCAACTAATTCACATAAATTACCCGTGTTATTTTTTGGTTTACAACTTACCTTTAAAGCGTCGTCATCAGTTGTCGAGATAATCGACCCCATAAAAATCGCCGTAGGTTGTATGTTGATATTTGCTTGTTTTGTTAAATCAAAATCAACTCGTGTTATTCCAACTTGACAAAGTTCTGCATCACCCCAAAATGGTCGAACATCAACGTCAAAAACTAAATTTTTAATTTGTGGTAACTCTCTTAGGTTTGTTGATGATTTAAATTTGGCCCCATTAACTTGAGTTTCGGTTGCTAATCCTTGTTGTATTAGATCTTGTGGTGATAATGAAAAACAACCAATGTCAGATAAATCAACATCCATTACGATTGTTTGAGTTCCAACTGGAACACCAAAAAACATAAAATCACCACTTTCATTTGTTGTTACGGTGAACCTATAATATTTGTCGTATACCTCAATATACGATCCGTCCATTAAAACATCTCCCTTATTCGGAAATGATCCTGTCGAGACGTGTCCGTTATATGAAGGTAATTTAGGTAATAGATTATATCTATAACCATCCGCGTTGGTTTCAGTTATTGTTTTATATGGATATAATTCTGAGATTACGGGGTTTAATTCGTCAGCAGCATCCAACGGAATAAAAACAGAGACTTTAGCGTTTGGTAATCCAAATCCTCCGTTTACAAAAACTCTACCCGTGACAACACCATAGTCAGAACAAAAACGAGTATACACATCGTTTGCCAAAATCTTTAAAGACAATATCTCTAAAGATTCCCAATCTTGTTCTAAATTTACATTTATGTATTTGTCTACACCAACTTCAGTTCTTATTCTATACGACTTACCCATTAAAAAAACGTTTTTTCATAAATAGTTTATTTGCTATTTTGATAAAAATAGTTATAAGTTGAAAAAAATAAATTACTAAGAGAAGTTTACTGATTTCAGGTTCAAAACTCTAACATTAATATCCTTGTTTGGATATCTAATCTGATAAGTTTGTGTTGGTGTTGCGAATAAAGTATCTGCCGTTGGTTGAATTTGTCTTGTAACAGGATCTGCATACGGCATAGAAGTTTGACTTGACGAATATTGACCTCCAACTTGATTAAAGAATAAAACATCTGTAATACTTACAATTCCATTTTCTGATTGAATTAATCTTCTCAATTCAGAGATATTAACATTTTGACCAAGATTTCTAACTAACGGATTAAAGAAGTCCGTAATAATTTGAATTGTTTTTGAAATGATTGCTCCCTGATTTTGACTATTATCTAAAACTACGTCAACTGTGACAGCCAAGTCTATTGTATCAGCGGCCTCAATAGATATATAATCATTTATCATTCTGTAGTTTGATAAATAATTTGCAACATTTTGTTTTAAGGTGTTTGATACAACATTTGTTAAAGTTCCATTAGCGTCATAAGACAACATTTTAATTCTTATTTTGTTGTTTTCTTCCGTGATAGCAACTTTTGCTGGTGCCCCAAATTGAGATGGCATAGTTCTAATAAGTGAATTATAATCATTTACGGTTACCGCTCTGTTTTGAGCTGCAAAGTTAAAAGACACCAAATTTCTAACATCTTCAGTTGTTGGTGGATTTGCTCCTCCAATTGCTGCAGTTACGTTATTACATTGTAAACTATTAATAACACTATTATTAACACTTTGTGAAGGTCCATTTACTGCAAATGAAACCGTACCAATTTGATTTATTGTATTAATACCCAAATTACTTGATAAACCACCACCAATTCTATATTGAACAAATAATGTAGTATTTGGTGAAAGAGCCGCTCCCAAAGCATAATTGTTTGTATACCTACTCAAATCAAATCCTTTTCCATCAATTGCAAATTGTCTTAATTGTTCATCAGCAGAAATATTTCCCCCACCAAACGTCATTTTACAAAATCCTTGTGGTGTATATTCAGAAATAAATTTGTTTGATGTCGTAATATATCTTCCTACTTTTATACCTGGTTGATCTGAAGTTTTCGTTGGATCTTCAATAAAAACTCTATCTTGAACTAATGCGTCAACCTCATACCATCTTTCTTGTCCCAAAGTTAAAAAGTCTTGTGGATTTGGTATTGTTGAATATTGAGTTCCAGGTTTCAATAAAACACTAGTAATTCCTAATACATTTTTTTCAGGTAAAAATAATTCTAAATAAGGTTTCGAATCATTTGGTGTTATTACCCTTTTATATACTTTTGTAATACCGTTAACAACAACTTCTCTTTTGACAATTGTATAATTTAATAGTTTTCCACTTGAATCAAAGTTAGGTATTTTAACTCTATTTGGTGACCCTTCAGCATTGATTGGTGACGCGAAGTCAATATCATATACCGTTTCAAATGGTTGTCCTCCACCATTAACTTGTGATCCTCTTCGTAAAACACCACAATATCTCAAATCTTCTCTATCTCCAAAAGCCGGAACCGTAATTGAAAAATCAATTAAAGCAACCGATGGTCTTTGTCCAGGAACTTTTAATCCATAAGTTCTTGCAATATTATATACCGAATTTTTTTGTTGTGCAAATTGTAATACGGTTTCTTGAATACTTCTATCAATTTGATAATTCAAGTTATCCGTAACCGCAGCATTCAAATCTAACATCACAGAAAAAATACCTGCATCATTAAAGTTTTGAACCAAATCAGGATAATAAGTTCTTGTAAAATTAATTAATTCAGTTCTAACTCCTTGAAAGTCCCTTACGGTATAGGAAATTTTTTTCTCAGCCATATAATATTAAATATTGATAATGATAAAATCTTGAGATTCAAAAGCCGAATCTGTTATACGATAATCTATTTTAATTTTTGCGGTGTGTTCTAAAGTTGCGATATTTGTAACTTTAAACTCCCTTTCTCCATCTCTATTCACGGTATAACCTTTATCTTCTAAACCCGCAGATGCCGGTTCAACACTTATATTGGTTACTTGCAAATTTGGCATATAAGTTCCAATCGTACTTCTTATCTCGGCTTCAATATCAGAAAAAGTTGGTCCGTCTAATGGTTCAAATATAAACTCATAAAGTCTTGTTCCAAAATCAGGTAAAAAATATCTCGATCCTTTTCTTGTTAGTAATAAATGAACCAAATTAGCCCTTATTTCACCTTCAGTTGAATTTGTTACGTCCAAATATCGTCCTGTGAAAGAGTCAACAAAAGGGAAAGAAATTCCATAAGTAATACCATTTGCCATATCACATATAAATATAGGTTAGGTTTTTTTTAAGTAAAAATTACATTAAATAAAAAATCCCGACCTATCTTGAAAAAACACATCGGATATTTTTTTTGTCCTATGACGATGATTTATATTTATAATAACCGATTTTATAAACCCATATCATCAATGAATTTTTTGTGGGATTTTTTGTAAGAAGATTTACTTTCGTCATACGCATCGGTTGTATATTGCCAATTCCAATATAGTTTTTTATTGGGTTTGAATCCATAGAATTTATGAACCTCCATTTGGGTTTCTGTGACATTTTCACCATTCCAATTTTGACCAACACAAATAAAACCTGTTTCAATATCTTTAACAATATTTTTTTCACCTAAAGTGGTATGCATGTTTTCAATCCAATTTAATCTTTCTATTAGATTTTGATAAAACATATTGGCTTGTCCCCACCTTACTGAACTAAAGAATACCACAGCGTCTGATTCAAATAATTCTTTACTGATCTTCCATAATTCATCAGTTTTATTATTTAAACTTGCCCAACACCTATGATGACCTGAAGGATTTTTTTTATTATCTTTTAATAATGATTTTAATACACCACAACTATTCCCTTCTTCCCTTGAAACATTACCCTCACAAGGAAATATTTTAAGTTCTGACACATCCATAAATACAGATTTTTTTCCAAGTTCCTCATTCAAATACATTGCAAGTATCTTTGATTTTGGAACGTCTATGTTTTTAGGGTCCCAGTTAAATCTGTTTGAACAACTCAAAAGTAAAACTTTATCTTTTTTTTGTAGAATATCTAAAGTTTGTTTTAATTTCTTGGCTCCGTCTTCTTGGACTAGTTCTTCCAAGAGCATCATTTTTCTAATCTTTTGAATTTCTTCTGAAATAATATTCGACATACAAATAAATAGTTTAGATATATAAAAAAAATCACTAATTTCTTAGTGATTTTTCTACGATTTTATTTCCTTTGACATATTTCGGTTCGTAGGGACAATTTAAACATTTTGATCCACAACAAGAACCCCTCTTAATATGGTAAGATTTGGTCATAACAATTTTTCCGTTTTCATTTTCATAAAAATCAGGTTCAGGAGATTTTTTTGATGTCTCCTGAACATATAATTGTTGTATCCAATCGTTTGATGCATTTACAGTCATAACTATACTATTTCACAGGCTCCACCAGCACAAGCCGCTTCACCACTAAGATTTGTATTGTCTTGTAATTCAATTACTTTTGTTAAATCAACATTTTTTAGTGATTTTAACAATCTTTCAAAATCTTCTTTGTTACAATCTTCAAAAGGTGCCTGGGTATAAGTATGGTTTGAATAAGGTAATACTGATAAGCCGTTGTAAAATTTTCTTGATTTCCACATCCATTCTCCAACTAATTCCCACTCATTTTCTTTGATTGAAACTGTTGCAGATACGTTATGACTATTTTGTCCTGATCTATGCCCTGTTTTAATCCACTCTTTTGAAACTTTTTTAACTCTTTCTAACATCTCAAATACGGACTCATATCGTAAAATTGATCCTTCAGGTGCCATCTGTGGAATTGTAATTACCGCAGTGTCGTGTGGACGGAAGTATTCATCTTCAACAAGTTCGGGGTGATTAATTGCAAGATAAGAATAAATTGCTTCATTTTTTCCAACACGGATTCTTCTTAAATAATAGTCATTATGCCAAGCGTGAATTCCTGATGAAGTTCCCAATACCAAAGATGATGTTCCTGATGGTTTAACTGTGGTTGTTCTTGCAGCCTTATTAATTCCAATAAGTTCAGCGACTCTTTCGTTTTCATCTTTAACTGCCTGTGCGGCCGCTTCCATATCATAACCTAAAACAACTCCTGATCCAATACCAGTCATTCCAACACCAATAAGAGCATCTTTTTCTGTGGTTCTTTTCCATACATCACGAAGATAATGGAAGTCTGTATATCCTGCTTGTAATGTTCCAATGAACGCCGCCCCTTTTACTCTTTTTTCAAAGTCTTCCTGTGATTCAATATCAGATGCGTTTACTTCACATAAATTACAAAATTGGTAAGGACGAAGACCGATTTCACAACAAGGGTTTGTTCCCCAATCTTTATCATTTGATAAATAAATTCCTGGTTCACCTGCTCCTGATAATTCAATTCTTTTCCACAAATCCATAAAATATTCTTTGGTTATTTTGTGACGAAGTAAAACTGCTGAATTGTTTGCTCTTCCTCTTTGTGGGTTTTGTTCCCACCAATTTCCTGATTTACAAGAAATCATTTCTTCATCATCAGCAGAAAACAAACTGATAAGTGCTGCTCTTCTAATACCTCCAGCTAAAACTGCGTCAGCAATATGACATACAATATCGTGAGTTTCGATTGGTGTTAATTTTTCACTATCTTGTTTTGATTCAAATACTTTTGTGATATTATGAATACAATCTTTAAGTGGTTGTGGTCCAGGTGCCTTTCCCCCTGATGTTACCAACAATGCTCCTTTTTGTCTGATGTCAGAAAAATCAAAAATTGGTGTTGATGATTTTAATCCTAAATAAGATTCAATTAATACTTTAATTGCGTCAGCCCATCCTTCGATAGAATCTCCAATCAAATATCTTCTTGTTCTATTTGGGTTTGGTCTTTTAATTTCGGGTAGTTTATCAACGTGATGTTTTTGAACCGAAAAACCAACTCCTGTTCCACCTAAAAGCAAAAACATTGTTTCTGAAAAAGCATCAGCATGATCAATTGGTAAATAAGCACAATTGTAAACTCTGTTTGGTGAAATCTCAATTGGTTTTCCACCAAATTGTAAAGATCTCATAGATGGAAGAATTTTTTTGTCATATACCATTTGATATACTTCCTCAATCTCTTCTTTGATTTGGGGGTATTTTTTTTGGTGCATTTCTTTGTTTCTTGTCACCAACTCTTCCCAAGTTTCTCTTCTGTTTAAGTCAGGGACAAATTTTGCGTATTTCATATACACCGTAATGTCGCTTAATATTCTTTGTGAAATATCCATTTTTTTTTAATTTTTAAAATTGTGATTTAATTATTTACCGGAGATTGTGGCTTTTGTGACTCCTTTTCTTGTCGTTTTTTAATAAGTTCTTTTACCCTTTCTCTTTGTCTTTCTTCTTTTTGTTCTTCAATTCCCAAGAACGTCATTGAACTTTCTGTGTCGATTTCAATCATTGCGTTATCAAATTTACAATTTTCAAACACAATTCCGTCATCCCCAATTCTTGACTTGGTTATCGCGATTGTTGCCAGTTTAAGTTCTTTTTGTTGTAATGTTTTTGCTACCGATATGATTACGTGACCAACTTGTGCCTTTTTAATTGACCCACCCATTTGGTCTGTTGTAACAACTTCTGATGAAATTGATGCCCTATTTCCTTGTGTTGCAGTCCACCCAACAAGATCCATTTCGTGACACATTGCCTCAAATGCTCTCATTACCGAACCTTCACTTTTCCATTCATCACCCAAGTTTTTGTCTGGAACAACACAATCAATATAATCTAAAACCACCATGTCAATTTTAATCCCATCAGAAATAATTTTTCTAATTTGATTTTTGATTTGTAACATAGTCATTGTATCTGAAGGTAACTTTTTCATTATCAACTTATTTGGCATCGACTCTTCAACTTCTTTGACTTTTTTCATTACCTCGTCTTTTTTTCCTGACAAATCGTCAGGGTGAATCTTTGTCCACAACGTGATATGCTTTCTTTGAATAACCTTTGGATTGTCCTCAAAAAAGACTTGAAGGACGTTAAACCCAAGATTAAATGAGTGATTAGCAATCTTTGTTAAAATTGTTGATTTACCCACACCAGTTGGTGCTAAGATTACACCGATTTCTCCTTTAGCCAAACCACCTTTAAGTAGTCTGTCAATACCAGGGATTCCCATAGGAATTGGGTGTCTGTAATCTTCTTCTAACACTTGATCAAGGTTCGAAAATATATCCGTCATTGATGTGTCTTTTGCTCCTACTTGAAGTGCTGTCTTAACCAACTCCTCTAAAGTGTCGTAGTTTTCAAACTCACCTCCGTCAATGATCTTTTGGGCCTGACCCATTACCTTTTGAAGTTCTTGTTGTTTACAGAATTTTAAAGCCTTTTCTTGAACGAAACCTACGCCATCAATAGGTGCATCCTTAATTTTCTTGATTGTGTCCATTACAATCTTGGATGCTAATTCCTGCTGAAGTTCAGATTTAGTTATTTGTTCAAGGGTTTCAAATGATGGTGTGTGATCATATTTTAAATAATATTCCCTCACCATTTGAATGATTATTTTGAAGTATTTGTTTTCAAAATAGTTGTTCTCAATTACATCAATAATAGAATGTGAAAAATCTTTGTCTACTATAATTTGATTTAAAAGTTGTAATTGAAATGTATTTCCTAAATACTCAAAATTTTTACTCGTTGCCATTGTCTTGTTTCTCCTTTCGTATGATAAATACTATTAATTTTTGATAAGTTCGGGATAAAAATAATTAAATTTCTTACCTGAAAAAATGTCAGTAAGACCAGCCATTATCGTTTTTAACTTTGGGCGTAGGTCTACGGTGTATCTTACCTTCGGAGGGTATACTTTGGCATCAAACTGCCTATGACAAATTGTCAGGTCTCCAACCTTAATAATTAAATTAAATTTTTCTGGACCATCCGTAATTGATGTGTTTAAGATTTCGGGATTTTCAAAAATCTCGTATTGATTAGTCAATAAATAACTTACAGATCTCATCTTTAAATCATATTGTAGTTCGTTACACAACGAATTAATATGATCATAAAAATTTTCTGATTTGTGAGCGTTTTTATTGAATCCTCTAACATTAAAAAATCTTTGGACAACAATGTTTTCATTACACATTAACAAAAATTCTACTTTTGTTATTTCTTGTTCTTTCATAGTTTTTTTGGTTTCTACTTTTTGTTTCTAAACTTACTTTTTTCTTTTCTTGATAGTTTTAAAAATGGTTTTAAAAAATTTACCCACGAGTCGTCACCCTTTGGTAAGTATTTAAAGAATCCGTCGTCCATCATCATACGAATTAAATTCCTGTGTCCCCTTCCGTCTGGATCCAACGACTCAGAGTAATACGATCGAACTAACTCTTTTCCTTCTTCGGAAATCAAAGGCTTTGATAAGTCAACTAATTTTTCGTTAATAACAAAAAACTCGTCCCCAAATATTCCCTCTTTTGTTTTTCCACTTAAAAGATTTTTTAAAACCACATTTTCTTTCTGTTCTTTTAATAATTCTTCACCTTTTGTTAAAATATCAGTAATACTAATTTCCTTTTCAAGTATTTCAGGAAATAATTTTACAAAAGTTTTTTCACCAAGATAAAAAATACCATCAATATTATCTGAACTATCACCAGTTAATATTTTATATGTTTTAACATTATAGTGGGGAATCTCTATTTGATCAATTTTAATCGTATCTCCATTCTTATAATACCTTTTTGTTATTGGTGAATATATTGTCACATCTTTAGAAATAAGTTGTGTAAGGTCTCTATCTGTCGAAAATATTGTTTTACTTTCGTCTTCAGAAATCTGACAATAATAAGCAATCAGATCATCGGCTTCTGAATTTTCAACGTCCAATTGTCTAACAAACATTTCCTCAAGGTATTCTTTAACCCTTTGTTTTTGTTTTAAAAACGATTCTTCTTTAAAATCTTCGGGGTTACTAGTTTTACGATTAAGTTTGTATTTTGGATATAATAATCTTCTTTGTGATGAACTTGTTTCTCCATCCCAAAACACAACTACTTTGTTATAGTTATTCTCGTCAAGGAAACGTTTTAGGGTATTTAGAAAGTGCCAAATACCCCCAACGTGTTCTCCTTTATTAAAGAAATCTCTTACTCCGTGAAATCCGATTTTTAATAGGTTGTTTCCGTCAACCAATAACGTTTTTGACACTTCTTGTCTTTTAAATTATTACTACTCTACTTCTTCTTTTTCTGCTTTCAAATCAAAGTCACCATCGACTCCAATTATTTCTTTCCAATATTCAGCATAATCTTTCTTGTATTGTTCGATTGATGCTTTTTCTTCAGACGCTTCCTTGCCAGGTAAAAAACCGTGTGGTGTTACAATTATTTTCCCATCTTCAAAACCAAGTCCATTGATGTGATTTTTCATAACTGACACTTTTGTTCTTGATGCGAACTTTACAGTTCTTTTGTCTTTTGTTGCTGTAATTTTTGTTGTTCCTGCACCCTTTTGATTACCAAATAAAAATACCAATGAAGAGTTTAACCAAATTGCCTCACCGCCCTTTGCTTTAATCTTGGGTTGTCCAAAAGGATTATCCGGCAACTCCACCCAAGGCTGATTTACGATAATTAAAGTATTTTCGTATTTAGAGTCAGACTTACGTGATCCTGAAATTCTTTGATTGATTCCCATACCGATTTTGTCTGCTAAAACGCTAGCATTATGTTGCTTTCCTCCTTTACCTTCGTAAGTCATTTTACAAGGAACAGATCCAACTGAATCCCACATAATACATAAAGAATAATCCAAATCCCCCTTTTCTTGAGCATCTAATAATTCATTAATGTAATCTGTAATTTGTTCGATGTAATTGAAGTTATTGTTAAATATGTAAAACCCGTCCCATTCTAACTCACCTGTTTCGGTGTCGACAACTTCTTCACAGTCAAAACCCATAAGTTTTGCGTGATCAAAACTCCATTTTTGTTCTGTAATAATAAACACAGGAAGAATACCTTTCTTTTGAGCGTCAACCGCAGTTTTAACAAGTGCTGTTGTTTTTCCTGTATCTGAATGTCCCAAAAACATATTTATATGTCCCATAGCAGGACCAGGAAGTCCCACAGCATCCAAAAAAGGTTGACCCAAATCAAAAAATCTTTGTGGTTTATATTTTGCTGATGTGGAAAATTTCTTTTTTAATGAACTAAAATCATTTTTCTTAATTGCCATAATTTTCTATTTAATTTAATGATAAAAAAAAACACCGACATTGTAAATCGGTGTTTTGATAATACTTTGGTTTTTTTTAGAATGGTAATTCTTCGTCAACCTGATCGTTTGCTTGTGGATCTTCAACTTCGTTAATTGATTTGGATTTTGATCCTCCCATAGAAAATTCTGCGGTTTCATCGTTTGCATAAACATATCCACCTTTTTCAGAATCCCAACGTGGAGTTTCTCCTCTTGCGATTGCTTCAAGATATTCAACAGGTTTTTTTGAATAAACATCTTCCCATGTCATTTCATCTGAAACCCATTCTGTTAATTGATCTTCATCTTTAGAAATTGGTGATGGGTCATCATACATTACAGTTTGAATAACTGTGTAAAATGCTCCTTTTGGTGTTTTGGCTTTGGTTAGTTCCAAAATTAGATCTCGTCCTGTTGTTGGGTCTGTGATATCTCCTTTTGCTTTCCAAATTGGAATAACTTTGTCTAAGATTCCTTCTTGTTTGTAGTTATGTTTGAATCTCCAAAATTTAACTCCATCTTGTTCGTTATCTCGGTCAATAACTTTAACGATATAGAATTTGCGAGCCTTATATTGTTTTGCCAATTCTTTATCAGAATCTTTTCCTGTTGACATAAGTTCTTCATATACCTCATTCAAAGGTGATCTTTCATTGTCATTTTTTCCTGGATCATAGAATTTTTGCCATTTTCCATCCAATGAAATTTCGTGAAACCATACTTCTTTGAAGGGTGAAGATCCGTCTGTTGTTGGTAAAATTCGAACACGTTTTTGTCCTTGTTTTTCGTTCTCTTTCAAAAGAGCTGCGAAATATTTTTTCATTCTTTCTTCTTGTGACATTTTTGAAGTGGAAGAAGAACCACTTTGTTTTGAACTTTCATATTGAGCCAAAACCGCGTCTAAAACATTTGTCGCCATGTAAAATTAAAATTAAAAGTTTATATGTAAAAAGTATAAGGGTATAAAAAGTTATAGTCAAATGGTATTCTTAAAAAAAATATAAGGTCACAATTTGTGACCTTATACCTTACGAATTATATCTATTCAATAATATGTCGTCTTCATCTTCCATTGGTTCATTAAATGATTTTTCAATTTCTGATGGGCTAAAATTTTCAACTTCGTCTTGGGTTAAAACGTATTCGTTTTTTCCTGTTTTTTCCATTTCCTCTTCTTTGTCTTTAAAGAAGTCTGCCAAATTTTGTTTGAATGGTCCTGAATCTAAACTTCTTAATTGTAGTTTTTCTTGTGCCGTTTTTGGTCTATATTTTTCAACTTTAGAATCTAACGAATCTATTTTTTGAACTAAACTATCCATTTCTGACAATTTTTCTTCCATTTTCTTTATTTGACCAAAAAGATTTTCAAAATATTCTTCTTGTTTGTCTGCCATTGTTTTTTGAGAATCAACCAAATCAGTGATGTCCAACTCTTCAGTTTCTCCTTCACCTTCTTCTCCTTCTGCTCCAACCTCTTCAACGTCAGGATCTGCACCAACATCAATTGGTTCTCCTTCAGGAGCTGCTGGTGGTGTTGGGGCTGCTCCTGCGTCAGGTGCTGGGGATGCTCCTGCATCAGGTGATGGGGCCGCTGCCGGATCAACAGGTGGTGGTGGAACGTCTCCAGGTGGTGGTGGAACTTCTTGCTCTGTAATATAGTTGTTGATTGATCTATATCTTGCGATTTCTTCTAATATTTTTTCATCTAATTTCATACTATCCGTTTAATAATGTTTTTATACCATTCTTGGTCTCAACTTGGATTTTTTTAAAAGAATTTTTAGTGTTGTCAACTCTTTCAATTAAACCATCTTTCATTCTTACTGTGTAGCAGTCTCCAGTATCTAAATCACAAACTTCTTTGTAACCATTACCTTTATCCTTCTCTGAAACTCTTGTGTTTTTACCCAAGTAGTTATCTAATATAAGTTTTGTATTCATATATAATTTTTATTATAAATATCTGTATTATTTTATTTAGGACCACAATGATTTAAAAATTTGATAAGCTTTTAAAAATTCTGACCTTAATGATTCAATTTGATTGTTGTCCGCCTCAATTTTAGTATAAACATCGGCGTTTTGATTGATCGGATAATGTAACACATATTGTTTAGCCAAATTATATGGTGGAGAGTTATCACCATATTGTGAAAACTTACTTTCGTCTTGATTCAAGAACGTTGGGATATTTCCAACTTTAAGTAAAACAAACTTTATAAAATCTTTTAAAGATCTAAAAGCAACAATTGGTAAATTTTTATCCGTTCCTCTTGAAACACAAAAATACTTTCTATTTATAAATTCAAAGAAAGTGTCACCATAAACTTCTTGTAAATTTATTGTGCTGTAATTATTTTCATAAGCACTTAGTTCTGTTCCATTATTATTTCCTGAGTCAACAAACACGAATGTAAAAACTGACGCCGCTGTTTGATATGTAGTATCTCCTGTCATATCATATTTTAATTCAATTAAAATGTTTCTTAATTCATTTAAAAATGTTTTTACTGAAATAGATGTTGGTTGTGGAGTATCTACTCCTGTAAAATTATTATACCTACTATTTAATTGATTTGCACAATCTTGATTTTTAGTTAAAGTGTCTTGAGATTGTAAATTCGCAATTGTATTTTGTGCTTGAAACAATACATTTGCAGAATCTTGTTTTTGTTTTGATTCATTTTCTTGTATTTTACTTTGTAATTGTGAAAGAATTTTAACATTTAAGGTTTGTAAAAAATTATCTACTGTTGGTAAACTATAAAAGGGTTGTCTTATTCCTTCAAAAACCGTATTAAATCCATTTTCAGAAACATCGTGACTTACTTTTGTAATCATATATGGTCCAGAAAACATAGGTATATTTCTAATATTAAAATACATCATTGGTTGTATCAAAGCACATCCCATCATATCAACAGAACAACTATAACTTCTATTCTTATATAAATTAAATAATGAAACACTTTGTGTAGATGATCGTCTGTTTTTTTCAACATTGGCCATTTGATCCAAAATCTGTAAAGATTCACTTGTTGGTTTTCCCGGATCTTGTGAAACGCTAAAAGATTTAAATATTTGTTGATTTTCTTTTGTTGGATCAACATTAAAACCAACAACTTTATTTGATTTGTCCCAATCTATTTTGGTTGCTTGATTTTCAATTAAAGGATTATCACTTGCCCTTCTTAAATCAAAAGCATCGTCTCTAAATCTATAATCAATATTGTTATTCATATTTAAATGTTCACTTGGCTTACTAACATAGTAACACAAAAATTTTGGAGAACTTTGTCTATAATCAACATTTAAAAAAGTACCAAATAACATATTACCAAATTCCATTGTCCCATCAGGTCTTGGTGTTGGGTTTTTTTGTGCGTCTTGTACATTATAGAAATTAACATATGCCGGTAACATAAAGTGCTGAAAATTGTTTTCAACTAAAATGGTCGTAACCATATCTAATAAAGTATTTTTATATGAACTACTTCCTTTATTTTTTTCTGTTGATCCATCTTCCAATAAATTAATAATTCCGTAAATATCAACTAATACTTTATCACCCACATTTCTACTAGCTCTATCCACCAACATAACATCTTCAAATAAAGTTTTATTTTGAAAATCAAATCCTGCAATCCATGTATCGTTTAACGCCTTAAATGTTTCCCATAGTTCTGTTCTTGTTTGTTCTGTAAAACCAGCTTCTAAATCTGCTCTATTTGCAGATCCGTCTTCACTTATAAAAATGTTTGGTAATTGTTTTCTAACCGCAGGTAACATCGTGTTTAAAACGTTTCCTACATATTTGTTTGAGTCATCAATATAGGCATCCATAAGTTTATAAAAACTATTTAGATTCAAATTATTATTTGCCAGTTTTTGAGTTGCATATATTTTAATTATTGGAGCAAAGTCTTGAACATTTTTTTCATTAAATAAAACATTCAGGTCAATGAAAAAATCTGTTATATATGATCCATTATTTGAATATTTCAATTTTGGTATCGATGAATTGCCAACATAATATTCTAAAGCCTCCCATGTTTTAGGATTTTGTTGTTTAGATTGTGATAAACTTACTTGAGGTGGTAAATTTCCTTGTTCATAAGGACCGTATATTATTGGGTCTTCAATATATCTTGTAGAAAAAGTATAAAATAATCTTCTATCAAAATTTGAAGGATTTCCAAACTTAAAACAAACGTCATAATTTATAAATCCACCTAAAATTTGTTGGAAAGTGTCGTTTTGGTTTGAAATTATATTTTCAAGTCTTGTTTCGGGTGAATCTCCTGATGGTTTATTTATGACAAGTAATTGTCTCATCAAGTAATGAAAGTTTTTATATCCTTTTTCAGTATTTGAATCTGAAGTAATTTCACCTTGAGAAGTTTTTGTTTTTTCTTGTTGGGAAATTGGGTTTGGTAATGTATCCACATAATCATATAATGACCGACTAAAATTTAAAAATTCTGATTCAAAATTATCTAAAACAGAAATGTCAAAAGTTGTAAATAGTTCTTCTATACTTGTGTATTCAGTGTCATCACCTGTTATTAAAAAGTTTTGTTGATCTTTTTGTTCGTTTAATATCTTTTTAAGATATGTTTCTGGATTATTTTTTTTTAGTTTTGAATTATCAAACCAACCATATTGAGGAACATTCCAAAATAACCTAACCGTACCATTAAACATCGCAGGATTATTAGAAAGTTCAACTTTCATAGTTCCGTTTTTAAAAGCTTCCTCTTTGGCCTGATTAACATTAGAACCAAAAGATGGTAAAACATAATAAAAATCAGGTTGAGTTGATGAACTAACAATTACTGACCAAGGACTAACTCTCATAGATCTAGTGATACTATTTGGATCAAAACCTGGTAATTCAAAAATGGTTGAGTTAGTTGTGTTTAATAAAACCAATTTTTCATTATTAATGAGATTTTGTATTTGTGGTGATCCAATTCCTTGAATAAATGCCCCTTGAACAACAAATGATGATGTTGTGGGTGGTTGTATTGTTGATGTCGAATAAAGTCCTACACCTCCCGTTGTTCCTGAGATTTGTGACGATATAATAACATTACCATTCAAATATGGCCCATTAAGTATTGTTCCACCTGAAATAACATTTAAATCTATTGATGTAATTTGTAGTGGTGGATTCAATACCGTATAATTGAATGTCTCTGCGGAAATTTTACTAACTTCATAAATTGAGGTTGTTCCTGTTGACGCACTAAAAACACTTTGTATGGTGGTTGCAGATATAGATGAACTACCACTTAAAATTTGTCCGATTTGTAATGGGTAAGGTGATGTGTTTGTTATATCAGCAAATGTCCCCAAGACGAAGTCTAATCCGGTAAATGCCGCGTTAAAGTTTAATGGTGTTGTATAATAACCTGTTCCCCCTGTTGTTCCACTTACTTGTGAAACAAGTTGTATGTTAGCGTTCAATGAGGGTAAATATATTGTGTGTGGAACTTTGATATAATTTTTAGATATAGAATTAATTGTAATTCCTGTACCATTTGTAGAACATGTTCCTGTAACTTGAAAAGTTTCACAAGTTCCTGTAATATTTTGACTAACACAAGATCCGCTCACTTGTGTTTGACCACTAAATAATTTTAATCCTTGTAAAAAAACATTAAAATCATCGATTAATTGTGGATAAAATCCTGTGTTTATATCTGTAAATGGAGGTGTTCCTGTCGTGTTATCTAAAACTAAATTTCTTGGTGTTCCATCTATTGTAAGATTATAGGTATATGTTGTTGCTGAATTTGCTGGATCCCAATTTTTTTTATAATTAAAATCTTGCCAAACTTCATCTAAAATATCCACACCAGTTTCTTTGTAAATTTTGTAACGATGCCATATTGATCCATATTTTAAAATCCAAGAATATGGTAATTTATGAACCGCACCAAATTTTTTCATTGTAGATAAAATATAATCCAAATCTGTGGTTGCTTGACCTGAACTGGTTTTGTATTTTTCTCTCAACGTTGCCAAAGGTAAACTATTCAAAAACAAATAAGCACCTAACTTATATGGTGCTAAATCAGTTTGTTTATATCTAAAGTTAAAAACCCCTTTTTGAATTGCGTTAATAAAATATGGTGTGTTTAACATAGATGTTGTCTGACTAGCATCGAGATAGTTAGAATAATTACTATAATATAGGTTACCCTCCGTTATAAGTTGGTTAAAATAAGTTCTTGTGTTATAAAAAGTTTTTAAATTTGTTGTGTCAGGTGTTACATTTAAGTTTTGAAAATTAAAATACGTAAATGGTCTAATGTCATTTACTGTAGTTGATAATCCAAAATTTGTTATTGTTTTATGTATGTTGTTATATTGTATAACTTGTTTTGTGTCAAAAGCTTCTTTAGCATTATTTAAACTTTTACCATCTGCCAAATTATTTTTATCCCAATTTAAATCAACCAATGGGTAAGTGTCAATAAAGTCAAACTCATTTGATGCCGAACTACCCGTTAAATATTTATCAATATTTGCTAAATTTTTTGGGCTTGATAAAGAAACATCGGGTTGTGATTTTAATGAGTTAAATATTTCATTATTAATTATTCGGTTTGGATTGATAACCTCGTTTTTGATATATGGTGTAACAAATTCACCTCTTATATATGTTTGCCAACTTTCACCTTGTCCTTCGTTTGATATATGTTTCAAAAATGAAACATAATTATTTGAATCCAAAAGGTATTCTTTTAATATTTTACTTAAAAATGGATTGTCGCTTCCCAAACTTTGAAGAATGTTTATAGCTTCGTCTTCCGATTCAACTTCATACATTGCCAAAGGATATCCGCTTTTTCTATTAAAATTACTATAAAAGGAGTTTAGTAATAACCTTTCATATATTTCATAAAAATATTTTGACTCTTCTTTGTTTTGGAATATTTGATTTGTTGTTGGGAAATCAATCGCATTTAAAGAAATTCTTAATGGTTTAAAGTTAGTTTCAAACACTTTTGAGTCGTTGTTGTTTAACTGCCTTTCTGTATACCCTTTTATAAATTGTTCTACAAACTCAACTTCTGGCCAAACTTCAGGACTATATGCTCTATATGTGTTGGCAACCGTTTGGTCTCCAGGATAGATGATTTCAAATTTTTCTTTATTATCTTCACCAACAGATTCCTTTAACACTTGTGGCCAAGGATAAATTGGTTCATTGTTTTGTGTTGATGTCTTTAAATCAACACTTGGTGCTGTTGATGAGTTACCAAAAATTGCCGCTCTTCTATATTGATTTTCTCTTTGATCCCAAGCCTTTTTGTGAACCTCGTCTAATAGTCTCAAAAACGTTTCGCCTTGACAATAAAAAACTGCCAAAACATTTCTTATAGATGGAATAAATCCCAAACCACCATTTCCTTGTGAATTGAATTTTGACGATAAACTTGCTGTTATTTCTGTTTCAACTTTTTTTCTTGTTTCAGATGCGGTTTTTGCAATGTTATCGGTTATACTCATAAATGAGTTCGGTCCTTCAAAAAAGTAAGTGGTGTTATCATTAACAAGTAATTGTGATTGTAACGTTTGTTTAAATTGTACAATTACATCATCTGATTCTTTGTAATTTCCTTTTGGTGCGTTTTTTTGTGCGGTATATGTTTTTACAAAATCAATGTCGGATATTGTGATTTTTTTTTGTAGTGTTTTCAAACTAATTGGAACGTCAATGTTTGATTTTGTTGTAATTCCACCAACTGTATATTTTCCGTTTATACCGAAAACTCCATTTTGATTTAATACGTCATTGTATTGTTCAATGTCTCCTTTTAATTTTGTTACACCTTCAGATCTTTTATTCGCATCTAATTCTTTTTTAAAGATGTAAACATTTTGTGAATTTTCTTTTAAGACAATGGGATTATCTCTATCCATAAAAGTTCCATACCAAGAAGCATTTGCGTATAAAAATATTTTTTGTTGGTATGCTAATAAATTATTTGTGTACAAAGTCATATCGGATAAAACTCCCATATTTTCTTTCTCAAATTGACTCAGAACGTCATCAATAAATTTCTGTAAGCGATATTTTAATTGATTTAATGTGATTTCAGGAAAATCATCAGGTATTAATCCTTTTGATTTATAATCAGAATAAACTTCTCTCATTTTCTGATACCCTCGACTAACACTTAAAGTTGTTGCTAACGTATCAGAACTTGATTGTTGATTTCCTTGTGTTTTAGATACTGGTGTTTGTGTTACATTGTTTCTATACATTTGTGGAACTGCCATAAGAGCTCCAAAATTAACGTATGATAGAAGGGTATATTTATACCCGTAAAATTTTAATCTTATTTGAAAATTGTGTGTTCCAGGATCAAACGTTGATGTGAACGATTGAAGCATTATTGGAAATTTTATTGCCTTTCCGTAATACCCTTTTAGAGTTAAAGTAAATTGGGGGTATGGTAGTTGGAAAAATGCCGCATATGGGGAATTATTTCCACTTTCAAAAAGAGCTCTTCCTTTAATGTCTTCTAATTCAACATCAATTTGGGGTAAGAAGTCAGTTCCAATTGACATTTTTATTGATTTCATACCCAAAAATCCATTATCAACTGCTCCAGGTGTTCCGTTTGACCATAAGTTTTGAGTTATATAATAATCGTTAGTTTGATTGGGATTTTTTACTGCCGTTTGTCTTGGTTGATTAACCCCCTTACCTTGTAAAGTTCCTTTACCTGTTAGTTCATCTGACCAAGCGGTGTCCATGAATGTTTTATTTCCAGGATTCAAAAAATTAATTTTAGCAACAGATATAGTTCTTTGTGAATCGTTCATCGCAGAACCAACCGCTAGTTTTGTCCTTGGCAAAACATTACACTCCAAATTTGCGTAATACACCAAATCTTCTTGTTTAACTAACCTATCTTTAACATTACCTTGTTCGTCAATAACTTTGTTAGGATCAATAAGGCTTATGTTATCATAGTCAAGTTCTACTAATATATTTTCTTGATTATCTACCATAATAGAAGAAATAGTTTTCGTAAGAGTTTTTATAATCTTGTAATGAAGCTACTAAAGGAAATGGAATTGTCAATACCGCACCATCAGGTATTGCATATTCGTTTCCTGAATATTGCGGATTTGCCGCTTGGATCAACCATCCAAAATACGGAGATCCATAAAATTGTTGTGAAATTTTGTCCAACCTAGACTGACCAATAATATATATATAATTTTTGTCTGAAGTCTTTGAAGGCAACTGAACATACGGAACAACAGTTTGTTGTCCATTTATTAAAAAATCTGTATATCTATTCCAATATTGTAATCCCATGTTTAGTTAAATGTTACTTTTCCGTTGAATGATTTTTTATCATCATTTAAATTAATGTTTGAGTAAAGGTCCTTTATCCTTTTAGTTTTTTGTTTTATATCCCCTTCAGCAGGTGTTACATATGAACACGTTTTAATTGTGTTATCAGGTATTTTCCAAGTTGTTACTGTTTTATATACCTGATCGTCAATAATCTTTTTTAATTGATCTGTCCAAAATTTTTGAAAACTTTCATATTCCTTTTTCAAGTCATTACATGCATCTTTTATCTGATCGGTCAGTCCTTTAGTATCTCCTTTAACTTCAGGACCACTAATTAATTCATTGACCATATTTTGAAATTTTTCAGAGTTTGTAAAGTATGGACACATCAAACTATAATATCTATTAGTAGGGCAGTTTACTAAATATCCTTGACTATTTCCTTCAACAAAACTACACCCGTTTCCGTTGTCTAACGTTGAATTAGATTTTTTAAAGAAGTCTGGATTAAAATCGAAACTTAGAATTAATTTATTGAAATCTTCAATTGTTTTGGGAACTTTATTTGTAAAAACATCAAAAATAGATCCACTATTTTCCGTAGGATCAAAAAATGTGTTGCCGCTTAAGTCATACAATACTGGTTCATTGGATTGTAATAAACTTCCGTCCAGTTTTGAGGCAACAACATCGAGTTGTCTAAAAATATAATTAAGATCAGTTTCTACTTGAACAATATTTGTATTATTGTTTGTTATTGTATTTGAAATATCAATTTGACCTTTTGATACTTGTGATTTTAACTTTTCTTGTAGTTCTCTTTTTTGTTTTCCTGTAATACCACCTGATCTATCGCTCACAACTTTAAGTATTGGATTATCTCCTTGATTAATATCTTTTTGAACTTCTTTTACAAGATTGTCTATAAATCCTTGATACTCATTTGATTTACCATAGAGGATTGTTTTTGTTTTTTGGCTTGTATATGGGGATAATTCACCTTCAGTATAATTTTTATTTTTTAACGATATAAGTGTTGCCCCATAAGAATAATCCGTAGTGGTTTTATTTATCGAATCATAATACGCTTTGAAATATTCTTGTAGTTTAGTTTGTAAAGAATCATATAATCCAGCATAATCCATAGTAGTCGTGTCGACAATAGTACCTACAGTACTACCTCCTTTTTTTGGTTGAACGCTGTTAATTACCGCCTGTTGTTGTTGTGTCACCGGTGGAAGTCCTCCTGTTATTTTATCAACCACGTATTTATCCAATTTACTTGTATCATAAGTCGACACAGCTCTTTCATCAAAAATTTCAGTGTTCGCATAATAATTAAACGACAACGCATTTTGAAGCTCCTGAACTGGTTCTTTTAGTCCCATTCCTCCAATAATATTAAAACTTAAGCTTATGTTTGCTAACATTGGTTGAACTCCGATACCTTCAGGGTTCATATCCAATAATATTGGCTCATATGCTATACCTAATGATGTTGGGACAATTTTAGTATGATAAAAATCACCAACTCTCAATACTAAAATTGGTGGTGCACCGAATGATGTGTTTAACGCATCGTTATATTTTGGTCTTCCATCAGGTCCTATGATTGGTATGGTTTGACCAGGTCTCGTACATTGTTGTAAAAATGTTAATCTTGAATTCAAACCTTCTGGTGTCATTGAGTGAAAAGTAGGACTAAAATATTTAATACTATCTTTTATTGTTTCATACACCATTGGATTTGTTTCTTTAATTATTTCAAAATAATCACACTCGGTAAAAAGATTTCTTAATATCTTTTTTGATATTCCTTCCTTAATTTTTTGTTCTACAGTAATTTGAGGTTCAGGTTTAATACTTTGTGTTGTTGCGGTTAAAGGATTTTGTGGATTATTAACTTTTTCATCCTTTTTTGGTACAGGTTCTTTTGGTGTTACAGGATTTGGTTTTATAACTGCCGTTATTTTTTGAATTACAACTCGTCTACAAGCCATCGCAGGAACACTATACCATTGTGCTTCAGTTGGTGTTGTTTGATCGGGTATTTTTACTCCTTTGTCGGTTACCGCAAAACTATTAACAGTACAATTAATACTTGCCGATAAAATGTCACCCCCTTTAGAGTTTGTAACACTAATATCATTTGTTTCTGGAGTTCCTGAAGCAATTGCTCTTGTTTGAGGTATAACGGTTTCCTCTCCTTGTGAATTCAAAATTATTTTGAATTTGTCCCCGTATTGTTGTATTGTTTGATTGTCAGATAATTTGTAATTCAAAAACCATTTTTTAACTGAATCATTTCTTCTTTCTGATAATTTAACGTTATACGCTTTTTCTTGTGGTGCTGATGCCGATCCTAACATTTCTAAAGTAATACTTCCATTTCGTTTTACCAAAACATCATCAATTTTTTTCATTAGGTCATTTTGAACTGTATTAAAGTTTCCTTCAATAACTTCACTAAAAAAGTTTGGAATTGCCGCCTTATTAAATATTTCTCCGTTTGAATTTACATATTGAGGTGCTTTGGCATTATATGTACCTTTTAATCCAATATATTGATTGTAATAAACATCAAAATTACTTGCCGATGTTCCTAGCGTTTTGTTTTCACCCGGTTTAGTTCCATTAGGTCCACCAGGGACATCGTTTTCGAAATAGAACCCAAGTCCTTCATATGAACTCCAATTGTAATCTGGAGGTGTATTATCTTGTGTTTGATTTCCCTCCCCTGTTGTGTTTGAGTTTGTGTCAGCACCTGATGAACTATTCGAGTTAGTATTATTTTGATTAACAGGTAAACTTTGTAAAACTTGGACTTGTTCTTCTGAAGTAAGTCTAGGATTATTTAATATTTGTTGATATGTGTATAAATCTTTGGTTGGTATTGTGTTAAATTTTATACCCAATTCATACATATCATATTTTGTACATCCAGCAAAAAACGAATCAATTACACTTTGAATTCTTTCTCTTGCAACACCTTTCATTTGTTTTTCTACAATAGTATTCAACATAGATGGATTATCGACAAGTATTGTCCAACTTAATTGACCTGATCTACTTGTATTTTTGTATGTGTAAATTGGTTCTGATCTTCCTAAAAAAGATGTTTGATTAAAATCTGGTTTTGCATCATCTGAAAACTTTAAGTTATAAGGTGGAAACCACATAATTCTACCACCATTCGGTCCTTTTTCACAAACAGGAAGGTCATCGTAGGTATATCCCGGTCTGTCAGAAGTTCTCCATGCCAAGTTTTCAATTGAAAACATATATTTTTTAACTTTTCCATCGACGATATTAGTTGAACCAGGGTTTTTGATAGGGGCAATATTCAAATTATAAGTGTTATCAAATATTGAATAATCCGCTCTTCTTCCTGCGGTTGTAATACCATCTGTTTTTTGTAAATCAGCATAAGTATAATATGGTGTATCTTTTTGAAATACTCTACAGTATTCTAAACCTGCTTGTGTTCCATCCGCTTGATTAACATATGATAATACTCTTGAACCTTTTGTTAATTCTTTATATCCATCGTTAAAAACTTTTGAAACTTGATTAATTGCTGTTCCGACATGTTTTAATCTTGCTTGACCCTGAACCTGATCGGCAGAATTTACTAATTGTTGTGTTTCATATAAAATAGATCCAGGTTTGAACTCAATATCTGTTGATTGATATTGTAAATAATCTGCAGATATTTGATTAAACTCATCGTCTAAACTTCCGGCACCTCCTCCTTCTGTCGCTCTAAATCCGGCATTTGGTTTGTATTTTGGTGAAGTCCATACTAATTGTCCTGAAGTTCCACCACCATCAGTATATGATTTTCCTTTAAATCCAAATTTTATTTTTTCTTCATTTCCTTCATATAATATACCCAATTCTTGAGGTCCATAAACAATACTCTGTTGTTGAACTCCAAATTGATTAACGGGAAGTTGGTTTGGTGGTCCATCTATTTGTGATGGTTCGGCGTTTTCACTTCCAACATAATATCCCGACGACTGAGCTTTATCTTGATCGAATAATCTATTAACAGCAGCAGATGCATTGGCGATAAGCCCTCCAATTACTCCTCTGTTATATGCTGGTCTATATAAGTTATAATCTAAAGCCGAAAATAATGCGGATCTTTGTCCGTTTCCTGTGTTTGCAACAAATACTTCAGATGGATTTCTGTATTTGTTCATTATTGGTGCTAACAATCCACCTGTCAAACTATTTGCAACACCAAGAGCCGCTTCTGTTTGTGGTTTGTTGATTGGGTTGTCATTACTAAAATAATCACCAGGAATAAATGAAACAGGAAAATAAGTTCCTGTTAATCTATTTGCCAATGAAACGGCAGCTAAAACAGGATTTTCGGGAACAGTGATTTTCCAATCTCTTATGAAAAATGGTTGTTGTCCTGTCGCTAATAAACTTGCTGAAAAAGGATCGCTTATTGTATCCAAGTTAATAACACCTACGGTCGCTTGTTGTAGTTCTTGAGCAACTCTTTCATCAAAAGCAAATTTTAATTGTGAAGCACCTATTTGTGCAATAAAACTATCTGAAGATAAAGGACCATTTGATCCTACAGGATCATTTTGGAATACTATATTAAAAGTGGGATATGATGAATAACTATAATATCCTGGATCCCAATACGGTTGATATATGTTTCCATTATTTTGTAGATCAGTGATAATTACTAAATCTTTATAACCACCACTAGGACCCCACTTGTTAGTGACGTAAGCAGTTTCAATATAAAACTCATTAACAACATCTAGTACAGTGTCATTTGGTTGATAAGGACCTTGATTTGTTCCTTCGGGATTGTTAGTTGATGCTATACTATTAATCCCAATAGGATTACCAAATCCTCCTTCAGGTCCATATTCATTTAAAGGATATAAATCTTTTGCAAATAAATTCGTTGACACATAGTTATTTGGTGAATCAATTACGTTAGTTACGGTTAAATTGGTTTCGTAATTAATTGGGTTTGACGGTGATGTGTAAGCTCCGGGCACACCATATGGTACTAGGTTTCTAACTAATAACTGTTTCCTAAATGATTCTGAATTACCAAACGATAAAAAACTTTCGGCCATACTACTTTATTCTATAAATAGATATTATGTATTTTTTTGAAGGAGTATATACCTACTAATTTTTCTTACCTGTCGCTGCGCTTGGTTCAGACCCACCATTCAACAAGAAATTAGTTTGACTTGCATTACTCGGGTCAGATAATAAATCGTTAATGTTCCTTTGTGTCACACCGTTTACATTACCTTCTCCCTTCAAAATAAGAGTACCTTCGTGTTTATGAGTTACTGTTTTTGTTTCTTTATTTTCAGGATTTCCCACATTTTTATATGTTTCAGCAAAAGTTGTAGAAACGTCTTTAGCAATATCTGTTACTAAAGCCGAACCTTTTGGTACTAATTTATCAAATATATCTTGAGTATTTTTTTGTAATTGTTCACTATAAATTGCAACATTTGCCTTATTACCATCCATTAAGGATTTAATTAATCCTTCAGCAGGACCTGCTAGGTTTTGCATTTCATTTCTAACACCCTCTGTACCTCCTACGGCTTTACTTACGTTTTTAGCAACCGCAAGATTGGTTTTAGCAACTGCTCCATAAAATCTACTTAAACTAGGTGATGTCGCTTTTCCCATTTTAAGTGCTAATTCACCACTTTTAAAATATGCTAAAGTTTGTTCTTGAACTGATAATTGTTCTACCGCCAACTCTTCCAAACTTTTAGATGAGTCTTCGTTTGCCTTTTTTAATTCGGCAATGTCTTGTGGTGTTAATTCTTCAACAGCCTTTGTAACAACCTCACCACTCTCTTGTTTAACTTGTATTTTTGCGACACCACCTTCTAATTGTGCCATTGAGGCAATGAGTTGTTTTGTTTCTTCATCACCTTCGGCTAATGAAGGAAATTTAATTTGTTTCATTTTCATATCAAAGTCTGCTGCGTTAATTGACATTTTTGCCAATTGTTCCACAGGTATTTCCATTTCTTTCGCAATTTCTCTTAACCTTCTTTTAGAACCTGGAAGTATTTCGAATTTACCATTTTTTTCATTAAATGTTGTAAACTCTTTGGTAATATTTATCATTTCTTTTTGTAATCCTTCAGGATCATTCGCTGCCAAATCCATTGCCTTTAAAGGATCTAACAATCCACTGGCGGTTACACCAAGTCTTTGTAATCCCGCTGCCATTTCTATTGCTCCTTCAGGATTATATATTTTTTCAGAAAACGAAAAGACTTCACTCATTTTAAGACCAATTCTTTGTGATGTTGCCGCCATAGTTGCTAAACCTTTGATACCGTTATCAAAGTTATACAAATTCATTTTGTTTAAGTTTGAAACAACATCACTTGAAACTCCTTTAACAGAAACTCCGACATTTTTAGCGTAATCAATTACTGTTTTCATTTCTGAACCAACATCATTAATTGATACTCCGACTTCTTTAAAATTGGCAGCTAAAGTTTCCTCTTGTTCTCCAGTAACTTTTGACACCGCCGCTAATTCAGTAATAGCTTTTGTACTTAAACTTGCGGTAGTTCCCAATCCTCTCATTATGTCACCAACTTTTTCGGCTATTTTGGCTTCGTCAATCCCCATCTTAGCTAATTCAGGAGCAACGTCTGCGATGGTTTTTTTGAACTCTTCCATCCTTTCCTTTCCTAAACCAAAAGTTGCTTGAAGTCCTGTTCCGTATTCGTCTAGTTTTGCAAAAGCATCTGAATTCAATGGATTTATGGCTTCACTATATTCTTTTGCTGTTGAAAGTAATTTATTTGTAATTCCGTCTAGATTTGCCACCCATACATTATAAGAGTCTGCACTTTCTTCAAATGATGAAGATTGAGTTGAAGATTGAGCTCGTTGAAGATTTCTAATTTTACCATCTTGATAATCTATAGTCGCATCTCGGTCTTTAAGTTCTCTAATTAACTTTTCAGTACTTAAATTTTCGTAACTAGGCATTTAAACTTATTTTTAAATAAATATTGTTTTATTTCTTTTCGCTTTCAGAAACAAATTTATTTATAAGATACTTCCTTACATACGTTGGCATATTCAAAAATTCAGAATATTGTGTTCTAAATATTTTTGAGAAATAATAAAATTCGTCTAAAATTGTTGTTTTATATTGATAAGAAAGGCCGAAAAAACTCCACCCCAAAAGTAATGTCGATCACTACTCTTTCTCCTGACGGGGCTATTACTTCTTTTGATAGATCTAATCTCGGTTCATTTTCAGATAAAAACTTTCTAATATATTTGGAATCAGCAATTGGCATCTTTTCAATAAAGATTGCAATATTACCTTTGTCAGAATCTCCGTCAATTTCAACAATTTGTTTTAATAATCTTGTAGTAATAGTTGGAGTCACTCTTCCTGCTGGATATGATTTTAAGATATTTTCAATTTCAAATTTTTCACCCATATTCAAGATTTTTAATTTTACTCTTGATCCTGACACAGGAAGTTTGGTTTCAAAATATCCATCTTCATTTGGTTCATAATTAATTTTTTTGTAATTTAATTCGTCTAAACTAATTGTCGTTTGAAACCTTTTATCAGTTTCTGGATCAATAGAACTAACAGTGTATTCAGGTCCAAATGATGTATTTCGTAAAAATAAAAGGATTGCTTCAACATCACCATCAACAAGTTCTTCGGGTCTTAAATCTTTTTCATAAAGTTTATTTCTTAATAAAGGAAATATAATACTTTCTGTTATACTTTTTTTATAATCCGCTTCAGCAATGATATTCTCATCAACTGCGGTTAAATAACCAACCTTTACAGATTTCTTTTTTGATTTGTAAAATTTACCTTGACTAGGTAGTTGTATCACATCATGAGGTAAATTGAATTCAGCTTGTCCTGCTTGATAAACATCTTGTTCCATATTATTTTTTATAATAAAAATAAGAATATGTTATTGTTAGTAAACATTTAATTCTTAAATAAAAAAAATATATGTGATTAATAAACCAATATACAACGGTCCATTCTCATCTGACAACTTATTTTTGCTACACCATCTGATGAATATGTTAATGATCCCCCATCATATCCTAAAAGGAAAGTTCCTTCTAAAATCCATTTTTCAACAACAACACCTGTTGGGTCTAACATTTCAAGATCAACATTTTTCTTGTATCCCGCAGCATAACCCATACGTCCTGTTACTGACTCAGCACATAAACGAATCCATTCCATAACCGCTTGAGACGCAGAAGGTCCAATTGGATCTCTAAATGTTACAGGTAACTCTCCCCAAGTGAAACGACCAGCAACATAAGTTGAAGTATTCAAAAACTGAATCTCTGTCGAAGCAATTGTAAGTTTTGGTCTTGACGTTGTTTCAACATACCACTCATTGATCCCAAGTGACGACGGAAATCTAAGTATCCATCGGTTCTCCCTTTTCGGTTCATAAGGGATTGGCATTTTCATTAATAAATCAGCCATATTGTTTTTTTTTAGTTTTTTGTTTTATTTTTATTATAAATAGTATCTTATTAAAAATTTTTCTATTTACTTCTGTTTTTTTTTAAATAATCTATTAACTAGACCAGTTATTCATATTTAGTTTTACCTTCCTTACTAGTATGATAAATTTTTAATTCATCTTCATCATCAAAATTCTTTCTCATAATTTGAACATTTCTTAAATCATCATCAGAAAAACCAATATAAGGTATAAAATAATTACTGATTTTGTTTTTCATAAATGCCTTTTCTTGCAGTTGTCTAGAAAGTTTTTGAACATAAGACATAAACTCTCTCATTGCATCCACCTTTAATTGTTCGGGATTAGCAGCAGAACCCTGACCAAACGTTACAGGATAAAATTTACACATATCTAAGTAATATCTAATAATATCATCATCAGATAATTCGTCTTCATCTGCAAGATCTCTATATTTTTTAAGATTTTTAACAATAGTTTTTTCGTTTAACCCGTGTTTATTCTTTTTAATTAAATTATAAACAGCATTTTTTAAAACACTAGGGGTGTGACCTCTTGCTGTGATAATCGAAAATATAGACCCATCATTGACCGCCTCAACAAAATCATTCCAAGAAGGTCCTGTTGGAGATTTTATAGAGTCTTTAACAAATTCTTTATCACCATGAACTCTAAAATCTCTAAAAGCTTCGTCGTCAAAACCAACAATCTTGTGTCCTTTGTAATTAAAAGGTTCTTTACCAATTTCAGTTCTGTATTCTGCAAAATCTTCAGTTGACATACCAACACTTTTTCCTTTATCGTCTTTCAAATAAATTTTGGTCGGCATATACATTAGATTATCATCCCAATCAAAAGCATAATACTTCATTGTTGGTTTTAATTGATCACTAATAATTTCTGTAATTATATCTTTTACAAAATTTTTGTAATTCATAACAATAAATATCTTAAATTAAAAAAAAGGGGAACTAATGTTCCCCCCTTATTTATGATCTGATAAATTTAGATATTTTCAAACGACGCTCCTGTTGGAGTGATGTAGAAAGTAATATCAATAAATTCAAGAGCTCTTGTAGGTTTGATATAGATTTTTCCTGTTAATTGGTTTCTATCTAAATCTTCAGGAGAAGACGAAACGGTTACACGGAAGTCATATAAACCACGGTCTCTTCTAATGGCATCTAAGATTGGATTAACAGCGTTTAAGAAGTCTTGTCTAACTTGTGCGTCGTTTTGTTCAAACAACAATCTAATAGATACTGCTGAAATCAACTTACGTGCTTGTAATAATAATCTTCTTACGTTAATTCTATCAAGAGCGGATTCTCTAACTTGTAGAGTTTTATTACCCCAAATTACAGTACCAACATCAGAGAAAGTCGCAATTGGGTTAATTCTACCAACATAAAGAGTATCTCTATCTTCTTGTGTTAGTTTCTTACGAGCTTTGATACAATTAACAATACCACGAGTGTAACCCGCCGCTGCGAACCAAGGGAACGCGATGTTATCTGTCAAGGCTAAGTTTCTTGTTACCTCAGCCGTAGGTGGAATGTAGATTTGAGTGTTATTTACACTATCTCTTGTCAATACCCACGGATAGTAAGTAGCCGTATAGTTTGAGTCAATTCCTGTGGTTTCCAAATTATTAACCGCTTCTGTAGGGTAGATAAACCCATCAATACCGGTTGTTGTTGGTAAATATAAGTCGTAGTCAGGAGTTGTACAAACATAAAGTGAATCTGCTCTGTTGAATTCAATCATTTGAACCGCATCCTCAACCAAATTACTGTTATTTACATAATCAATACCAGGTGTAACAAAAACGTTAATGTTTGTTGCTTCAGGGTTAGCGAATGTTTGTTGTCCTAACAAGTATGCGTAGTAGTCGGTGTTAGCAAAATTTTGTGTACCGTCACCCAAAGAAATTTCTTTAAATGCTCCCCAACCAACTGCGGTAGGATATCTTGATGATGGACAAGCTCCGTTAAGGAATCCTCTTCTACCAATTTGATATTCGTCAGTATTTGTTCTCCATTCTCTGTAAATATCCCATCCATCAAATCCACCTTGAACTAAGAATGTGAATTTACGTGCGAATAATCTGTAATAAGCATTTGTAGGTGATTCAGGTTCTGTAAGGAATGATGAATTACCACAAACAAATCTTGGTTCACCACTTGTAGAAAACTCAGGTCCGATCGTTAAACCACTTGCGTTTACGTCCATGTGGAAACCTTCAGATCTATAATTAAATGGAAGACCATCAATATCACAAGAATTAATTGGGTTTCTTTTACCGACATATTCAAAGAACGCTGGATCCCATCCATAAGAATTTGAAATACCTAAATAAGTTCTTCTTACATTATCACCTGGACTTGTAAGTGCATCATCATTTCCTGAAGATAAACCAAATGGTGGGTTATAAATAACTTCACCAGGGAAATCATATTTTCCTTTGATAATTGGGAATGGTGAATTAGCTCCTGCGTAATTTCTAAAGTTAAATCCGTTGAATCCACAAGGTAGTGTGTCGATTGGAGCATCTTCACTCATCTCAACCATTACATATCTTGAGTTAAGTGCGTATTCTCCGTCTAATGTACCAATTTTATTTCCGATAAAGTTATTTTGTCCCGGATCCATAGCACAATTAGTAAATTTCTCAAGAACAACAGGATTTGCATCTGTATCAAAATAGCTACGAATCAATACATCAAACGTTAAGTTATTATATGATTGATTAATAATTGAAATTTTAATCAATGTGTTTGCTGCGTCACCGTCAGAAACTGTATAGAATCTAAATAGGTCATAAACTTTATTACCTCTTAATTCTGAAACAACAAAAGGTGAAACTGGTGTTTGCCATTTATCTAAATACCAACCAATTGAATTTGGATCACCACTTTGAGCTGAGTCAAGAGCAATTAAATTAGGATTTAAACCTCTAATGTAACCTTTTTTCCAAGAGTAATTTAACCATGACTGGAAGTTTTCTTCAGCAAATACTGGAACTTCAATTCTTGGTTTTTGGAAATTGGAAACACCAAATACTTTTGACCAATATTCCGGATCATTTTGTGTAAAAGAAGTTTCAAATGAATAACTTGTTCCAAACTTATCAATTACATTTACACCAAATGTAGAATAAGGATTTTTCAATACTGCCGAATATTGTCCAGTCATATTAAGTGTTACGTCAGATGTTCCTGTTACTGAATATGTTGGGTTAGTTGCGTTTGTATAAGTTGAAATACCTCTTGATCTTAATGTTCCAACAACTACATTATCATAATTAACATATGAAGTACCTGTATAGTAATAAATTTTACCAACAATAGTTCCTGAATAACAATCGATATTAACAGGTGTAGGAGTTGGTGTTGGTGATGTAAATGGTGAAGGTGTAATACAAGGATTTACAAATGAAGGAGTTGGCGTTGGAGACGCTGTTGCTTGTGGTGTTGGTGTAGGGTTAGGATAATAAGCAGTCAAACCTGAAACATAAGTAAAGAATGAATAACCACTGTAGTGAGTATTTCCTGTGTTTGTAAATAAAGCGTAATACCAAGCATCATTTAATGGCGATGTTAAACTTGTATCATCAAGTGAAACTGAAGGAACATTAAACACATTAGTTGCCGCTGTCCATCCCGCACCTTCTAAGGTATTATAATCTTGAGTGTCTATTGAACCAAAATATGAAATGTATTCATCTTCCGCCATATATGGATTAGAATCAGTTATTACATCAAAAATTAAGTTTCTGATTTGTGAATCTAATGTGGACGTTGATCCATTGAATTGTTCAAATTGAGTGAAAAGAATATCTTGAATTTCATCAGGGAAATTAGCGTTATATCCGATTGTTGTTACAGAGTTTGTACATGCGGTAAAAGGAACTGTAAATGTTAATTCTTTAGGAGTAACACAAGTAGTTTCACAAGTTGTATAATCCGTAACTGAACTTAAACACCAAACACCAATTGTTGATGGATCTACGTTAGCCACAGTTGTTACAGACCAAGATGGTCCTGCATCATATCCTGATAAACCAAGAATTCTTGTAACAAACAATTGGTTAGATTGTTGTAAATAAGCTTTAGCGATATACGATGCTTCGTATTTTGGAATTTGAGTGTTTACGAATTTTTCTGGGGACGTTGGTCCAAATACGCTTTCAAATTCTGTGAAATTTGTAATGAAAATAGGTTCAAAAGCTGGACCTAATAAAGTTTCACCAACTATACCTAATGTAGTTACACCGACACTTTGGGCTACAAAGCTTAAGTCAACTTCAGAAGTATACACACCGGGCGAAACAAAAACCTTACTGTTAGTTGCCATATTGTAAAATACTTTTAATTATTTATTTTTACTATAAATACTTTGGTTTTTATCAAAAACTTTACATAATAAAAAGTATTTATATGTTGGTATGATTTTATTCTGCCTTTTTTCTACCACTATGGATAAAGATGTTAAAACAATAAAAAATCTAAAAATAGACGCCAAAGTTCATGATGTCTTAAAAAAGTATTGTGATAAGAGGGGTATTAAAATGTATAAATTTTTAGAAAATCTAATAATGGAAAAGTGTAAAGATAAGAAAGATATATACGGAGAAATTTAAATAAGTTTTCTTGTATATACCAAAATTGGTGTTTCATTTGTTAACCCAATTGAAATTTCAATTCTTAAAGTATCACCATTATTTATTTGAATAAAATCAACATTATCACCATAATAATTATCATTGATGTAAACAGAATAGTCTTGAATGTTTGTGCTGTTTTCAAAAAATAAATTACACACATAATCAAAATAATATTCCATTGTTGTTGCACTATTTGGATATTCTAAAGTAACTGAACCTAACTGAACTGGATCTTGTTTTTTCTGTGGTCTTTTAACAGGACGAGTATCTACTTCAAACATTTGAAAAGTTCTATTAATGGCAGGAGACACTTCGAATTGTTCTTCATCAATCAAAAACCCCATCATAGTAAAATCATATTTTTGAATATAGTATTTTCTTTTTTCTAAATCCAAAACAGATTCATCAGAAAACGAGTCATTAATTATTGGAATGTAATGTCCGTTAATTGTTTGGTATGCTTGTCTTGATGCAAATGTTTCCATAACTCTTTGATTTAAGGTATTTGCTTCTCTCATTCTATTACATACAATTGCTACCGTATACTTTAAATCAATCGGAACTGGTTGTGGTATTTTATAAATGTCGGCACCTTTTCTATTTCCATCCCAAGTTGGAATTTCCATGTAATAATACATTCTTCTAACAGGTATGTTATACATAACCGCAGGGTTATTTCCATATTTAACTTCCGGATTTCTTATAATTGCTAAAAATGGTGGCTCAATATTTTTATCAATGTTTTGAAAATCCCACGTTTCAACAAATTGAGACCAATTTTGTGTTGTTATTAAAATATCAACTACGGGTATTTTTTTTCCTTCAGAAACAATATTAAATTTTTCCTTCACAAAATCCAAAAATCCACCATCAAGATCCGCATGAAGTAATGACTTAGGTAGGTAAGTCCCATCCTTAGTAATCATGTCCTTTATTTGTTCCCTTCTCGGTAAAAGAGTCTTGGGGTACGTTAAAGGTAATGTCGGTTTAACTTGTTTTGGTAATGCCATTATTAATTTTATTAATTTATAATCCCCTAAATTCATTTGGTCCAACAGGAGCCCCAATAATACTACGGTAAAAGGGTTTGAAACCTTTGTAAGTATGTTTTATATCTGAAATAACACGACCATCATTTACTACGGTATAATATCTAACAAAGTTTTCACTATCATAGTATCCTACATAATCCCCAAAATCTATATCGATATTAAGATCATTTAAAGTTTTTAAGTAAACTGACATTGTAATATTTCCTGGTTCTACTTGATCCAATTTTGTTGCCCCAAGTAATTTATTTTCAGGTCCAGCAATCCCTACATAAGCATTAAACTCAACGGGGGGTAAAAATTTAATACCATCTTCAACCACTTCACCGTAAACATCATCAGTTTTAATTTTATTTCTATCAATTCTATACAATACACAAGTATAGTTCATATCACCAATTAACCATTCTTGACCCATTTCAATTTCCAACTCAAAATCACGATCCCCAAAAAATTTTCCTAATCTTGTTATTGGCACATTATTCTTCATACGAAATGGTTTTTCTTGATAAATATACAATTATTGATTATCTTTTATAAAAGATTAAGTTTGGAAAACAAAAAGTCTCTTGTTGAACATAAGGCCCTTGAACTACTAGACACATATAGTGGTTCGAATAACTATATCTTATACCTAAAAAATAAGAAAGAATCCTCTTCAAAATTTTATCCTACAAGAACTCAAGCAGATTATATTATAAATTATTTTGATTCAGTACCAAAAGTTGCTCGAAAATGGGTTGAGTTGGACACTTATTTTGCTAAAAAGTTTTCAGAAGAAAAATGTTTGTTAAAAACACCTGATCAAATTTATATTGAAAAATTATTGGTAGAAAAAGAAAAATCATATCATGTTTGGGCTAAGTTTTTTGAAAACGATAAACTATCTGAATTTTGGATTCCAAAATCATCATTAATAAAAACACACAATGTTCAATCAGTCACTATTGATTATTCGAAGTATTCACATCGTCCTCCGCTTGAACATCAGAAAATTGCAATTGAAAAACTAACAGGGTCAAAAAGATTTATATTGGCGGACGACATGGGCTTAGGCAAGACAACTTCTACTATCATTGCGGCTTTAGAAACGGGATCTAAAAAAATCTTAATTATTTGTCCAGCATCATTAAAGATTAATTGGCAACGTGAAATTGAAAATTATTCTAATAGATCCATTTTTATTGCGGAAGGCAAGAAATTTTCAACAGAATCTGATTTTGTTATTGTTAATTATGATATTTTAAAAAATTTCCACGACTCAGATCCCAAAAAGAAAGAAGAGTCTTTATTAATTCAAAGCAATTTTGATTTGGTAATATTGGACGAAGCACATATGATTTCTAACGCACAGGCTCAAAGAACTAAAATCATAAATAGTTTTGTTAAAAACATAGATAAAGTTTGGTTATTAACGGGAACACCAATGACATCTCGTCCTATGAACTATTATAACTTATTAAATATTATTGAAAGTCCTGTTGCTCAAAATTGGAAAGCATATGCGATTCGTTATTGTCAGGGATTTCAATTTACGGCAGGAAAAAGAAAAGTTTGGAATGTGTCGGGAGCGTCAAACTTGGAGGAATTAAGAGACCGAACATCAAAACAAATTCTTAGAAGATTAAAAGAAGACGTTTTAGATTTACCTGATAAAATTATTACTCCCGTTTATTTGAGATTAAAATCAAAAGAATATGAGGAACTTATGGGTGATTATTATGATTGGTATGATAAAAACCCCGATGAGTCTTCATCACTTACGGTTCAGTTTTCAAAGTTGATGAAAGTTAGAAAAGTAATTGCAAATGAAAAAACAAGACAAACAATAGAGTTTGCTGAAAACATTATAGATCAAGGAAAAAAAGTTATTATATTCACAAACTTTACGGATACACTCCAAACAATATATCATCACTTTGGAAAACATGCGGTTTATCTTGATGGTAGTTGTTCTAATTCATTTAGACAGCAAGCAGTTGACTCTTTTCAAAATGATGAAAAAATTAAAGTTTTTGTTGGAAATTTGAAGGCGGCAGGTGTTGGTTTAACATTGACATCCGCAGAAGCAGTTATTATGAACGACCTATCTTTTGTTCCTGCAGAACACGCACAAGCCGAGGATAGAGCATATCGTTATGGTCAAAAATCAAATGTCCTTGTTTATTATCCTTTGTTTGAAAATACAATCGAGGGAGCAATTTACGACATTCTAAATAAGAAAAAACAAATAATCAGAACCGTGATGGGTGATGAAATTCAAGAAAGTGGTGGTGATATTGCTGAAGAAATATTAAAACTAATCAATAGAAGGTGATATTTATTTAAAAATAAATTATGCCAACAAAATTAGATCAAAGTCAAATTGATGGATTACCAGAAGAAATACAATCACTGGATTTAATAGACGTATCTTTAGAAGCTAAAATTTCTTCAGAAGATTCTCAAAACGATCAAGTAGATATAAATCTACAAGGACAAATAGATGATTTAAAATCAACAGTATTAAGTTTGGTTTTTGGAAATTCATTATATGTGAATTTAGACCATGACACTTTTTATGCAATGACTCCAACCCAATTTCCAATTATGGTTACGTCTACAGTTTGGGAATGGTATTTGGAATCTGAAGTTATTTCTGAAGCAATTTACAGTAGTTACACAGCAACAGTTGAGGGTTATTATAAAGCTAAAGTTACATATACCACTCAATTAGGTATAAAAGTAATGGAGTCATATCCAATTTTCTTCACTCCAAGATAACATGAAAGTATCATTTAATTATGAAAATAAAGATTTTAAAAAATACACAGACTTTGTTAATAAGTTTACAAAACTTCTGCAAAAAGAATTTCCTTTAAAAAACGATGTAAAAATATTTTTTTTAGATCAACAAAAAGGTGAAATGTCAACAGGTAGTAGAATGTCAGATAATATAATAAAAGTATTGGTTGGTGATCGAATGAATCGAGACATTATGAGAACATTAGCTCACGAATGGGTTCACGAATACCAAATGGATGTGTTAAAAAGAAAAAAAGGTCCTGACATTGGGGGTCAAAACGAAGACGAAGCAAATGCGTTTGCGGGAAGACTTATTAAAATGTTTGAAAAAGAAAATCCTGAAATGGAAGAATTGATGTATGAACAAAAAGGAATACAGGGTAAAATAAATTTAGTTAATGAACAGATAATAATTAATGAGAAAAAAACCATTGAAGAAAATTTGTTGATTGAAATGAAAAAAATTGGTATTGAAAAATTACCATATTCTTATTCTTCCTTGTCAAGATTTATCGATTCAAAAACAATGAATGTCCACTACAACAAACACTACAAAGGGTATGTTGACAAACTTAATAAATCATTAAAAAATATTGATGGAGATATGGACTTAGAAGAAATTGTTCGTTCAATATCAAAATTTGATAACAAGGTCAGAAATAATGCTGGAGGTTCTTTTAATCATGCTCTATTTTGGAAAATGTTATCACCAAAAAAACAAATACCAAAAGGGGAAATTCTAAAAAAAATCAAAGAAGATTTTGGGAATATTAAAAAAATGAAGGACGAATTTAACGAAGCGGCTAAAGATCGTTTTGGATCAGGTTGGGCTTGGTTGTATATTGCGAAAGATGGGAAATTAAAAATAATGTCAACACCAAATCAAGATAACCCTTTGATGAACATTGTTAAAAAAGGTGGTTTTCCAATTTTAGGATTAGATGTTTGGGAACATGCTTATTATTTAAAATACCAAAACAAAAGAGACGAATATATTAACAATTTTTGGAATGTGGTAAACTGGGAGTTTGTTGAAGAACTATATAACCTTCATACAAAAAAGAAAAATATTAAAGAAAGTGTTGATAAAAAAGAAAATATAAATGAAATTAGCACAACTTTTGCGTTCCCATATACACCAAAAAAGTTAAGAGAATTAATTCATTCCCAATATGTTGGTTGTTATGGGAAGCAATATAAAAACGGTTGTTTAGGTAAAATTGAAACCAAAAAATGTAACACAGAAGTTGGAGTTTTAGGAGGTGAATACGCTGAGAAAAAATTTGGTGGAACAAGTCAGTGGTCTATAATTAATCGTTTTGATACAAACAGTAAAGTTAAAAAAGAAATATATAATATTTGGTTAGAAGAAACTGAAGGTTTGTCCGACTTTAAAACATGGATTAAAGATCGAGCATTTGATTTGTTTTCAAACGAAGGAATGTATTTAGATAGATTATCAGAACCAAATATAGGAACAATCGAGATTGGTAAGGAAAATGAAAGTTATGCTAAAAATATTATTCGTCAAATATATAACTTAAATCCTGACGAAGAAGGAATAACTTATGAACTGTATGAACATTGTTCAGGAGACATCAACGATCGAAAAAAAGGACAAGACATAGTTTTGAAAATAAAAGGAAAAGAAACAATTTATTTTCAAGTTAAACCATTTCTAAATCAAAATAACGATATTAAATTTTTTGATGGTGGAGATAGGGGATATTATTTTAAAGTGGCTTCGTGGAATAGTCAAAATAAATATAAAGGTGAAAATGTTGATGTAATGTTGTATGTTGATAGATCAGAACAAAAATACATTATGTTTAGAAATGACCACAATAAAATGTTAACGGTAAGTAATCCAAAAAAACAACCCCCATATTTTATCTATTATTATGAAATGCCATTACAAAGTAATTTTAAAGTTCCAACACAAAAAGAAACTCCAAAAACACCGGTAAAACAATCAATTTCAAAAGATGTTAACAAACAAATTGAATTTTATAAAGAAAGAATTCAATATTTCACAGATAAGGTAAAAGAGTTAGAAGGTGAAAATTCTGAAATTTTTGAAATGATAAGTTTTTATAAAAATGAGTTGGGTAAAATATTTATCTAATTAAAAGATATTTATATAAAAAACTATTATGGCAATTATCAACGAACCAGAAAGAAGTAAATTCTATCAAAAAGTTAGACATTTACTTGGAGCACCTTTAAGATCAGTAGAATTAGAGGATGAAATGATGGACACTCTTTTAGAGTATTCTATTGATGATTATTCACAATACGTACAGGATTGGTTAACCGAATCTCAATGGACATCACTATATAATTTAAATTTAGACACACAATCTTTATCAAGAGCCTTCATTACTAAAAGTTTAGATTTTGAAACTCGTTATACTTACGCATATTCTAAAATTGTTGGTCTACAAGCTGGTGGTGATTGGGAAATTAAAAAAGATTATATACAATTAGTTCCTAACCAACAAATCTATGAAATACCTGCAGGTCGTGAAATAAATGAAGTATTATGGTTTACCCCATCAACACTTAACAATCTTATGTTTGGTTTAGGAGGTTTTGCTGGTGTTGGTATTGGAACTGGCCTTGGTGGTGGTGGTGGACTTGCACAAATTGGTAATATGGCAGGAAGTTATTATTTAACACCGGCTTTTGATACGTTACTAAGAATGCAAGAGGTTAACATACAAAGAAGAATATATGCTGGTGATTTAACATATTATATAACCGCACTTCCTGAAGGTAAAAAAGCATTACACCTTTTAAATACACCTGGAGGTAAATTTGACTTTGGTAACGCAGAATTATCAAAGGGTCAAGTTTGGTATTGGTATTATGACACTTCACAAGGTGACAGAGATAAATGTTTGGCGGATAATCCTGATATCATTTTATTACCTTCAGATGTTCCATTTAATAAAATGTCTTGGGAAAAGTTAAACAATCCGGCACAAATTTGGGTTAGAAGATGGTTTACAGCATATTGTAAAGAAACGTTGGCAAGAGTTAGAGGTAAATTCAGTGGAAATTTAAAAGCACCTGATGGTGATTTACAAATGGATTATGCGTCTTTATCAACCGAGGCTAAAGACGAAAAAACTAAATTAATTGATGAACTTATTGGGGCAGATGGTAGACTCACAAGATTACGTCCTGAAAAAATAATGGAGAGAGAAGCATTGTTGGCAGAAAACCTTAACAAACAATTAAAGTTTAGAGCAATGCCTCGTCAAATATATGTAATTTAATTTTTATGCCAATACATAGAGAATCACCAACAAGAAAAACAGTATTTAGGGGAGGTCGATCAGTTAATTTAAACACCTTCGAAACCATAATTTTAAGTGAGCCTACATATTCCACAAATGGTGAAATTTTAATTATTGTTAAAGATGTCTCACACTGTAAATTAAAACTTAATTCAACAACAACAGATAAAATCACTATTAAATCATTAACAAATTGTACTATTATTCCTGATCTCAACAGAATTGATGAAGATTGGGACGAATTAGAAATTAGTAAAGGTGCTTGTATAGAGTTACAAAATGTTCAGGGAGTATGGTATATACTATCCTCCGATGGTCTCAAACTTGATTAAATCTTCTTTTGGTACATATTTCCACATGACATCATCAGCATTTTTATACATGTGATATGGTGTCTCACCAACACGATTCCAAAATAACATTTCCTCATCTGAAATTTCCATAACGTCTTCTAATTTGTCTTGGTCGCCTTCATCAAATGGTTGTCCGTTAATTAATTCACATTGATCTTTTGTGAAGAATGGTCGGTCTTCTGGATTCTTAACCAACAATCCATTTCTTACTTCTTGTTTAAACACAACAAGTAATGGTTCTACACGTTTATTAAAAGTCGCAATTGCTCTTTGAATATTATATTGACCTTTCATTGTCGGGTTATTTTCTAAATCAGATGGCTCAATTCGGTAACAATTTAGTTGGATAACTGAATCGGTACTACTAAGTCGATAGGCGAAATCTGTTGGTATTCCGGTATTTGCCTCCTTGTTTTTAGCATCACTACGTACCCAGTTATCTTCCGACCAAGATTTTTCCCAACCATTGTTAAGTAAAAATTTTTCTTTCTGTTTGTAATCTAAATTACTTTTTAAACTATCCGAAAAAAACAAATCAATTTGTTCTTGTGACCAACCTTTCTTTGGTTTATTAACTTTTTGAACGTCTCCGTGTGATGCTTTCGATCCATTATTAACATAAAATATTACATCACCAAGATTTACATTTAACCCCTCTTTGATTGCCAATTCCATGTGTGCTTGTCTAGACATTAAACTTCCCGCCTTTGTTGTTTGCTTACTACGAATTATATAATCATCGATGGTTTGTTTTACTTTTGCTTTGTTTGCAATATCCATCAAAGGAATTTGAAGGTCAAATATCTGTTGGACGTATTCATAATACCACTCGACAAACTCTTGTCCTTTACCATCAAGAAGTAATTTAATTCCTTTATCCAAAAACTTCTCAATATAGATTGGCATTTTTTTAGATTTGATTGAGTTACCTGTAAGTTTGATTTTACCTTTTGCCGTAATCAAAGCGTAATTCTTACGAGCCAAGTTAATACACGCAGGCCATTGTCCGTCAGTATCAAGAGCCATCTCACCTCTCATCGCAAGATCGTTAAACTCCATTACATCAGCCTCTTCACCAATATATTCTTTACCATCAACAACTTTCCAATTCAGACCTTTACCAACATAACGTCTTTCTTCCACACCTTCAGGAACCGAAAAGTTAATACCATCCGTGTCCATCACAAGAGGTGTATATCCACGATCCATAAAAAAGTTAATCATCATTCGAAGATACTGACGACCTGTGCAAGTAATCATTTCACCCTTATCCATATCACCCCAATGAAATACCTGTGGGGCTGAAAGGGCACCGAACATCGAGTTAATGAAGATCTTAATCGGTAATTGTTTACGGTCATAAGATGTTGATTTCTTTTTATCAATAGAGGCATATTCTTCGGCGAGTTGTTTGTATTTGATACGACTATTTCTAAAATAAGTTAAAAGACCTTTCATTGCACCTGTCACATCACAATCAGGAAACACATCGTGAACCAACTGAATGGAGGGGTATAGAGACGAGTAGTCGAGTTTTAATACATTCTTTGAGTATCCTGTTCTAATCAAACGAGAAAGTCCTCCCACGAAGTTCCCCTTATCGTTTTTGGCTGGTATTGCAAGATTATGTTTATAAGACCAAGCCAACATTAACATTTTCCATAATGTTGCCGTTCCCATTGTTGAAACCCTTTCATATGTTGTTGGAAGAAGGGACGCCAACAAAAATGATCCTTGATTGAATTCTTCGTCAACCAAAAGGGTTTCTTCCAAGTCATCGTCCAAGTAACGCTCAATAATATTATCTCCCGTTGTTTTAATATAAATGTTTGAATGTCGTTCACACACATCATCAACTTTGGAGTCTGTGCCAACTTTTTTATATTTTCCATTTTCAATATTCAACCAGTAATCTTCTTTATCTCGATACATTGATCCAATTTTGTCGTGATCAACATATACACGATCGGGAGCTTCTGCTTCGATATATTTTGTGATATATTTAAGACCCGCTTCTTTAATGTTTGAATTAATTGCTTGTGCTCTACGAACTGAATGTAAGATATCAATAATGTTATAACCCCACATTTGAGTTTGATTAAACTTTTCAACCTCATTTGCCAATTTCAACATAGAATCTTTTTGTGAGATTGATTTGTTTGGGTTTAAAGACTTGGCAATTTTTTTAATATCAAGATTTAAAATCTTACATCTTTCATATATCCAATGCCAGTCAAAGTTAAATGAGTTATATCCCGAGATAATTGATGGTTTTATGTCGTCAATTATTTGAAAAAACTCTGTTAATCCCCTTCTTTCTTCATCGGCATTTGTGCATTCAATTACTTTTTTAAACCCTTTATTTGTTTTAATTCCGATCATAAAGATCCTACCATCTTTTGGTTCTAAAGATGTGGTCTCAAGGTCAAATACCATTCTAAGAATATCATTATATTCTTCAAACCCTTTGAATAATCTTTTTTCTTTTGAAATTAGATATTGTTCGACTGGAGGTAATATCATTAACAAATCTTTAACATTTTCACCCCAAGGATCAACTCCGCCTTCTCTAAAAAACTGAATAAGGTTTCTATAACCTTTAACAGATTTAACCATAAATGTAAGTCCTCGTTTTAAACGATCATTATTTTCGGTTTTTAATTTTTCTATAATAATACCATGTTTTGTCATGGCCTCTTTTTGTAATCCTTTTGATGATGAATAAAAGTTTAGACCACGAAGATCACCAACCCAAGCGAATGAAATTAAGGTGTCCTTTTGAATTTCTTTTCCTTTACCAGGAACTTCTTTTATTTTGAATATTTTGTCTGTGACGTAATCGTATTCGACCGAAACGATATATTTTTCTGGATCATTTCCTTCTAGGAAATTTTTTATTTCTTCTTGTGATATCATAATTATTTACTTTTGGTGTATTAGCTACCGAATTAGGTCGGCATTTACCTTCGTAAATAAATATAGTTTTTGTTTTGTTTTATATCAACTATGTTTTTGAAAATATTTTGATATTCGTTGACTTAATCTAACTCTTGGGTCACTTTCATTTCTACCTAAAACGCCATAAGGTAATATAAAACCAAAACTTAAAAACACCCTTCTTGAATTAAACTCTTCGGTCCAATGTTTATATAACGAAGCTTCAAAACAGTATAGGTCTTTTTGTTCTATTACAGGTGAAGAATCATCTATAAAAATTTTATAATCTTCCGATAACACACTAATGTTGCATTTGTAGTTTATGTAACCATCAATTGATGCATCATAATGGGGTTGTATTTTACCACCCTTATTCATATCTACCGCCTGAATAAAGATATTATCTTTTGGGTAATTAAATTCTTCTGAGATCCTGTCTATAATTTTATAAATAAAACTTGGTAATATGTCTTTAGATACGTCAGATATTGATTGGAATTTTGTGATGTAATTAGTTAGTGGGGTATTTGATATATCAAACATATACGATTTACCGTTTAGGTCTTTGGATAATTCTGTTAAGTGGTGATTACTATCATTTCCGGTATGGTTAATAGATTCAACCCAATCAACAATTAGATTAACTTCATCATCACTGATGAAATTTTTTACTATTTTATGATTTTCAGACCCCATTTATTAAGAAATTCTTTTGGACCAATTTCTAATTCCATAATAGATAAGTTTTTCTTTGCGTAAATAGAGTTCATTTTTTCTTCAGATCCTGCCATGGTACAAAACCAATGTGTTGCAGGTTCTACACCTGTTGATGAACAAGGTATTTTCATAACATTTTTATTTATCCAACCTTCTCTTACTTGTTCTACCTTATCGTTTTCTGTTAAAATACAAATTCTCATATTATTTATTTTTTAGTCATTTTAATTTATGCTGGTGTTGTTGTTGTTCTTTCCCCATACGCAACTATACCCGATACTGTATTTACAATTGTAAACTTATAAATATACAATGTATTTCTAGCACCATTAGTCCATGATTTAGTCCATATTTGAGGAACTCCATCTATTTTAAACCCTGTTATTTTCCAAGTATTTCCCGATATATCAGCATTTGACGCAATTATCTTTATAGATGTCGAACAACCATCAGGTAAATCAAAATTTGTTAAATTAACTATCCAATCCGATGTTGCATCAACCCCAAAATGAACAAATGTTGTTCCAATAGAACAATCATAATTTACAGTACCAGATGGTGATGGTAAATTTGTTATCGCTCCTGTTATGTTTGGAGAATATATTGATCCTGTTATAGTTAATCTATCTGCATTTATAAATTGAAAATAATCAATAGAGTTAGTATTAGTCCCCGTAAGAGATGAATTTGGTTTATCATAGATGGTATTAATAATTGAATAAATACCCGCAACGCTAATGGGTGCAACATTATTACCTGCCTGAACAAGAACTTGACTATTAAGCAAAGTTAAAGTTGTTGCGGAATTAGTAATAGTTATAGCATTTCCACCTAAAGCTGTTACAATACAATCAACTATAGCTAGATTACCCGCGCTAGCGGAAGGTGTAACAACACTATTACATCCTTTTACAATGACTTGTGCTGAATCGTTACTTACTGATACAGCAACATTTTTATTACCGTTGATAATAGTGATACCTGCACCATAAATTTGAATACCTGAAGTACATTGCATTTCTGTATTAATAATCTCTACATAACCACTAGAAGATTTAGTAACTTGAGTATCAACAGTACAATTGCTTATATAAGCCTGTGCGGTTCCACTAATGACAAGCTTAGACATCCTCAAACCCGAAATACGAGAACCTGAACCTAATGAACCAATAGTTAAAGTTCCCGATAAAAGAGTATTTGCACCCGTTAACTCGGTTGTAGCTATTGTGGTATTACCACTTGCAACCGTAACATTTTCATTATAACCGCCTGGATGAACAATAATTGTTTTACGAGACCCTGTCAATAAAGTCAATGCGTAAGTAATAGTTGCAACAGGATTAAGCAAACTACCATCGCCTGTAGTGTCGTTTCCATCTATTTGACTTACGTGTATCTCAGATTGAAAATTTGACGAAACATTATAATATGTTGTTGCCGATATAGTATTCGTGGTTAAATCACCATTTATGGTTTGTCCCGATACGTTATTTACAATATATTTTGTTGCCATTTTATTTTTTTAATTTATTTAGTCAATTGGTAATCCGGACATATAATTAACAGTAATATTGTTCCACCCAATACCATATTCATATTTCATGACTTTATCAACAACGACATACGACTCAAATTGTGTTGTACCGGAACTAACATCAGAATTAATAAAAATACCACTTAAAAAATACACATCATTTGTGGTGTTTCCAGTTGTTGCTGCTGGTAAATTTGCGATTATATAATCATACGCTGAATCCCTAATAGTTTCTGTGGCAAATATCATTTGATTATTATAAATCTCTTCAGAAGTACCTGTAAAACCTGATAATACATTTTTATACGGCCATAAAATATCAGTCAATTTCCAAAAAGAATAATTTTCATTATTAAAAGGTGCGTTATTTTGATCTGGAGGTGAGCTTAGTTGATTTACAACTTGGTCAATTGCTCCCGCAACGGCACCACAGGTATTATCGGTTAAACTATTTGCTTTACCTCTTCTTAACATTCTACCTGAACGACCATCTTCAGTAACACCAATGTGTGGCATACTTGTAACAAACAAAGTTCCACCAAGAGTTGTTGCTACGTGACTTGCAAATGCTCCAAATCCAACACTACCAACAAACGGATAACCTGCTAGTCCTCCTGATTGAAATGGTCCTAAGAAAGAATTAATACTTGTTGGCCATCCACCGATATTTCCGGGTAAATATGCAGCATCAACATCATCAGAACAAATACCTTCAGCTAAAACAATATCAGTTGATGATATTCCTTCATTTGTAATATATTCTGTTGTATATGTTCCCCACACTTCAGATAATACGGCTCCTGAAAATGGTTGGGCTCCTCCGTCAACGGTAACCGCTCTTACTGTTTGAGTATATGCGCTCTGACCTGTTAACGGTGCTGGTACAACTATTTCGTATATTCTATCATATAATTGAACGTCTAATTCGTATGTTCCGTAAGGATAAACCGAAATATTATTAAATGGTATTACTTCAGATCCTAAATTAATAGTTCCACCAGTTGTGGGTAAAAAAGTAACGTTTGCCGTTAGTCCTGATAAATTTGTACTTGTTATTCTAATTCCTTGTATCATTTTTTTTTGTTTTTTTGTTTATTATTTATAATAAATATTGTGTTATTTATTTTTTATATTACTAACCCATAATTTAAATCGTCTTCAGGTATATCTAAAACAACAATATCGTTAATATAAACTATTAGTCCATAATTCAAATCATTTTCTGGTATGTCTAACGCATTTAACCCACCTAGACAAGGAGCCTCAGTTAATGTTTCTATTGTTAAAACATCTAATTCATCGTAATATGATAATCTGTTATCTCCATTTTTATTTTTGAATACATTAACTGTTGTGATATCATATAACATACCTGTACTTAAACAAACATTATTAACTTGGGTATTAACAATATTCCATTGGAATGAATCACCAATTGTGTTATTGTAAAAGTTATCGGAAATAGTATTATTGTAGAAATATTCACCGATGGTATTATCTATAAAATTATTTCCGATTCTATTTCCTTGAGGTGAGGCCCCACCAAAACCAAATCCATCTTGTACCTCATTAGAATTGAAATAAGTCCCTATTGTGTTGTAAGAAAATGATCCGTAACAAGTATTAAATGAAAAATCATCACCGATATTGTTATGTGTCGTTATACCACTAAAAATATTAGGTGAACACTCAAATCCTATATTATTATATCCAAACTCACCTAATATCTCATTAGCTTTAAAATTTGTTTTAAGTTGGTTACTCCAAAAATTACCTTGAATATCGTTACCCTTAAAATTATTCATAATTTGGTTGTTCTCAAAAGTAAGACCTAAGTTGTTAACTCCACCAATTGTGTTTGTGTTAAAACCATTTAATATTGAATTTTTTATAAAAGCACAATATATGTCATTATTGTAAAAATCGTTTAAAATATTGTTACTTAAAAAATTAAATTTAATTGTATTACTTTCAAAATAGGTCCCAATTATATTACCCCTAAAAGCAGTACCCCCAATATTTCCGTTTTCTCCAATAGTATTATTATAAAAATTGAATCCAATATTATTTTCGTAGAACTCTGAATATACCGTATTACCATTATATCCATTATCAATTAAATTACGATAAAATCGTGAATAACTTTGATTACCATTATACCCATTACCAATATCATTATTATAAAACTGATCATAAATTTTATTATTATTAAACTGATTTCCTATTTCATTATTTTGAAAATCCCAAAGGAAATTCTCCCAAACATTATTCCTAAAATCATTTCCAATATTGTTTCTATAAAAAGAACCACCCACTAAAGTATTATTATAAAAATCACTACCAATTCTATTATTATTGAAATTTGATGTAATAAAATTGTTATTAAAATTTTCCCCAATTATATTACCGTCAAAATCATCATTTGTTGAGTTATTATAAAATCCATCTCCAATTTGATTGCTATCACAATCATCATTGAATGTGTTATTATAAGAACCGTTACCAATAGTATTATTTGTGTATTCCCCTGTAATAAAAACATTGTTTGCGAGTAAAAAATCCCCAGTACCAAATTCTAAATGTAGGTTAGAATAGTTACCAATATAGTTATTAACCGCCCCACTTTCATCAATAGCATCACCAAATGTTGTATATTCAAAAACTTGGTCTTGTCTTACATTAGGTTGGTAATAAGTCATTTTACCATCATTAATTCCAAAAGAATAATTTGAGTTGGTAGTTTCACTTATTGTTACACCTGATATAATCGCTAAAGAAGCACTCACAATAGACACAACTTCAAAAAATGAAGGATTTAAATTTCGTACTGAAACAATTGCTCCAGTAAATAAACTTAAGTTAAATGTTGTACCCGTATTACCATATAACACACCTGTTGTTCCTGTTATACCACTTATCCCAACAAGACCATCTAAAACAGATCCAGGTCCTTCATTATAGTAATATCCATTATATCTTTTAAATAAAATACTTCTGTTATCATAATCAGTTCTATTATTAAAGTTATCAATTCTTTCAGTGATTCTACCTTTTGCAGGGCTACTCGTGATTTCAGTGGTATTCCAAGTTATATCGTATGTTATTTTATCTTGAGGGTATAATGTAGAATATACCGTAGGTGAAAACCTGTTTGTAGATATTGCCAATAATAATATAGGTTCTGTTGTTCCTGTTTTATAGTTACCCGTTGTGATAGGATTTTTTAAATTATCATAGTTTGGTTGGTCATAACAAGTTTGATAATCAGTCATCAAGTAAAACCTACCAGGTGTTAATACACCGGCACCCGCTTCCGCAACAAACTGTGAATAT